TCGCTCCTCCTCCCCCCCCCCCCCCCCCCCCCCCGTTGCAATTAAATATATTGTAAAGTAAAGTAAAGTAAGGTAAAGTTAAATAAACAGCTACGCAGGTGCTCGCCACCTACGCTACTAAGAGATAGAGGGAATACTAATAATAATGAAAACTAAACGAAAGTCTTATCTACCAGTAGAGGTAGCAGACGCCTTTAATAAGATCTCAGGTGAACCACAATCTTTGCGAGACTCCTACATGCTACGTCTAGTAATGAATGGATGGACGCATAACTCTGTTGCAGTCGCTGCTGGAGATCTCTCACGTGAGCGAGTACGTCAGTGCGTGCATCCAAGTGTTTCTGACACTAATCCTTATTGGGACTATGTAACTACTCATGGCATTGACTCTCTCCCAGTCCCAGACTTACCAGATCGCATTGAAAAGCCTAGGGCTGCCCCAAGACCTATGCCTAGTGACGAAACTCTGGCACGACTAAGAGAACTAAAGCCACTCGCTGCGAAGGTAAGATTTAACCACAGCCACAACAGAGCAGAGGCTGAAGAGTATGTCGGGCTGATTTGGCACGCGCATAACGTAGAAGGCGTAAGTGTCTATCGTTTAGGAAAGTTGCTAGACGTGCTGCCTTGTGGTATCGAGAGTCGTCTAGTGCGTTATGGGTACAAGAAAACCAATGGTGGATCTGAAGCCTTTAGTCCGATTAAGTATCGGAAAGTCTAAGATCATATTGTGTAGTGAAGTGGAGTGCTACTAAGTAGTAGCACGACACTCACGCCCCCATAGCTCAGCGGATGAGAGCGAGCGGTTTCTACCCGCTAGGTCATAGGTTCGAATCCTATTGGGGGCACACTTGACAAACAAAGTACTACCATATAGTGTTGTACTAGCAACGGTAGTGGGAGGTGCAGAAAAACCCTCCCTCTACTGCTTGCTACTAACTACAAGAAGGAGTAAGACAATGAGACTTCAAATGAACAGCGCAGAAGAGTTAGGGCTCATGCTTAGTCCAGATGAGGTAAGCGTACTTGCTACGGCATTAGGTGGGCTGCTAAGCACACTAAACCATGAGATCGAAGAGATCGGAGATACCGCAAAGGAAGATCAAAGTAATCTTATGATGATGCTCTCCATGAAAATGGATACGGAGATAATGTTTCTCAGTCTTTGGACGGCTCTAGGATTGGGCGAGGAAAAACTTGCCATGCTACTAAAGACAACACAGCTAGGTGAAGGGGAGAGTGAGTGAGATGGTAGATCGCATAGATAATACGAAAACGGTCATGTTTGTGGGTGACTACTTTGCGCTGACAACTACGGTCATACTAGATGAGGATCTGCGACATGAGGACGAAGAGGACGAGGACTTTGCCATAAGGATTGCCACCGTATTCCTATCAGAGCATTACGGTTTTGATGACATAGATGAAAAGTCCAATCAGATAGGTATCGTGGACGAGGACATGCCATAGATGCGGTACACTTTGACTTCTAAGTAGTAGCATGTAATCCCCTTTCCGTGCTCCTTAGATGTGGGAACCCCTTACCCACGAAGGCTGGCCTCTGGATACTTCCCAGAGGTCAGCCGTCTTTATTGTGAAGCTGAGAAGAAGTTTTTTCTATGATACAGATTAGATGTACGCTATTCACATGTCTAACATCGAGATCGTTCAGAGTTCCTTTCACAGTAATGGTCACGCTGCCCCCTTCTACGCGGCAATAGTTGATGACCCAGACACAGGAGAAACAAAGATCGTCATTATGTTCGATGAGCCTGACTACACAGCCGTACTATCGTTGGATGCGCTACTTAATGACGAGGACATTTCTCATGACAAGCATAATTCGAGAGGAGATATCTACGACTTTAAGTTGAGAGATGTTTTGTGGTATCCGGAGTCCGGGTCATAGGGTGACAACCATTATTGGAGTTCAAGGATCTTCATGGGCTGTTATGGGCGCTGACTCACAGGTGAGTGAGGAGTCAAAAAAATTTCGATTGCCATCATCGTTTAGTAAGTTGATTTCTAATGGTGAGTTTCTCATAGGGACAGCAGGAGATGTTCGCGCCGTCAATATTCTTACCCATACATTCGTGCCACCGATTGTAGGGAAGATCCCAGATGAGGGGCTGGATAAGTTTATGGTATCCCGTTTTGTTCCTGCTCTCAAAGTTTGCTTTGATAATAATTTCTATGGCAAAGACAACGAGCATGACTCAGTATTTATTGTTGCAGTTCGCGGGGTGTTATATGAAGTAGGGGGAGGCTATGAATGTATTCGAGATGATACGGGGTTATATTCGGTAGGTAGTGGATCCTCATACGCATTAGGCGCGTTGCATGTCTTAAACAAGAAGCCCAGGACATTAAGCGGTGCTAAGGTTATGATCAAAGAGGCATTGCAAGCGGCAAGCAGATACGATACAGGTACATCGGATCCAGTTACTATTATCGTACAAAGATATTAGTAGCAGTCTCGGTTACTTGCCGTTGCGTTTGGTTGGCCTGAGGCAAACAATCTCCAAGAATATGCTCAGGATCGCTGCGCCTAGCGCAAAGGCTCCCAAACCTATTCCTACGGTTATTGCGTAGTCCCATGTCATGTGACCTATCATGACAGGAGTATATGACACTTTAAGCGTGGTGCGCTAGGTATTATCGTTTGGATAGTGTAGGATAGTGCTAACACAACGACAACACATAGGGGACACCATGAAAGATGTACGATTGACACTCAGAGGCAAGATTGTATTGGCTATGGCATTGCTAGGGCTAGTGAGTGCTGCTATCTACGCCGTTACACCAGAGGAATGCAGGTCGGGCGAGAGTCGTCAAAGTGCCTACTGTGCGGAATATCTACGCTAGGATGAGATCATGATGAAGCGTATAGTTTGGGCTGCCGTAGTTTCGGCATTGCTCGCCGTTGTATCTGTCGTCCTTGCGGTGCTAGGACATGAGTCAGAGTCTATTGCATTTGGTATGGCTGCCGTAGTGTCTGCAATTCTCTCCAATAGGGAACGCGTATAACGCTTATACTAATCTCATGACTGATGCCCCGACACCTAATGAAAGCCCTAAGCCTGCCCCTACACCCTTAAATGTAGTGCCAGCTAGTAAGAGTGATGATGAGACTGTTGTCGCTCCTAAGCCCGTTCCTGCCCCGCCTAAGCCCGTTGCGGTAGTGTCCTCGATTGGATCTGTGGATGTTGTAGTGGGATCACTTGTATATCAAGCACGCGCCCTTCGAAGTATTAGCGTGGCAGTCGTGCAAGATAGATTGACAGAGTTAGGCTACGGGGATGCTCGTGGAGATCTCCGTGGATGGCTATCTGATGGGACAGTTAAGGCTCTGTCAGCGTTTCAGAGTGCATCAGGACTGTTGGCAACAGGTATAGCCGATATGGACACCGTTAAGGCTCTGCTCAAAGATACAGGGGCAACCGTAACCGATTAGTATTAGTAGCACTATAAGTGAAAGCCCCCCATGTTTGAGATGAGGGGCTTTCCTAGTTGCTGATTTATTCGACCAGATCCGCGTAGCAGATGAAGCACACTAGGTGCTTGCCAAAGTATCGGCTACTTGCTGACCCACATAGGGTGCATGTCTCGGTCTCGGTCTCGGTCTTGATCTCGGTCTTGGTTGTCATGTCTTGCCCCTTGTCTTGCCACCCCTTGTGGCATGGCTTAAGTATTACATAGTATTGAAAGTATGTCAAGTTAGGAGTACATGAGTGAGCCCCCCACCTTGCGGTAGGGGGCTCTGTTGGAGATTATCCCCAGAACTCATACCATGGCCTGCGCGACTTGCGCGTGGCAATTGGACGCTCTGCCGTAACTTCAATAACACGCTTGCGATAAACAGATACATTCTTATAAGTAACTTGTATCGCTTCGAGTGCCGAATTGTAAGAATCATGTGTGCTACATGTGTACCAACCAATACCGTGAATATCGTCGATCTGTGCTTCATATGATACTGACATGGTGTCCCCTTTTTTTTTGTGGAGCCCCTTGCTCCATGTCTTAAGTATTACATAGTACTGAAAGTATGTCAAGTCCAAACGGATAGTTATTTATTTCAGCGTGTCGCGCGCTTGCGGATATGAAAGAGCCCCCCACCTTGCGGTGAGGGGCTCTCGAGTCTTGACCTAAACCGCGTGGCGCGTATAGGTTCGACGTTCGGGAGTGTCCCAGACGATATAGTCATGATCAAGGTGTCCACAATTGGAGCACCACGCTAGGCCACCCTTGATGACACCGATTGAAACTATGCGCTCGAATGACTCTGCGCGTTCGGCAACATCACAGTGGAGCAATACGGTTGCTCTGATTTTCTTTGACATGGGATCCCCTCTCAGGAGATGTATGGAGCCCCTTGCTCCATGTCATTAAAGTATCAGATTAAGTGACGTCTGTCAAGTTATACGGATAAATAAATAAATAAATAAATAATATGCACGCGGTAATATCATTAGACATGCAGACATGCAGATACCCTCCCATAATTGGGAGGGTATCTAGGGTATTACTGTCCTCATTCTTGACGTAGTGACCAATACGGATCAACTAGTGCAACAGTACCGTCCGCTAAGTGTAGGTATGCGGATGTAATCTCATTAAGGTTGCACTTAACAAAAAACCCCGACAACTTGTGATCTCCGTATGTGGCATTGAATTCTCCAGACCACACATGATTACCGTAACGACCAACAACCACCATACCTGTAATCTTGTCACCTTTAATTACCGAGCGATCTGCAACTAGTGTGTTCTGCATGTTGTCCCCTTACCTTGTGCCCTTGTTGGCATGTCTTAATTATTATCTATTTTGACAGTATTGTCAAGTGAGAATGTAAATACTTTGGTAACAATTTGATAACAGATAACAGATACCTGACAACTTAGAATCACTTTCATTACATAGGCATGACATATGTCTCTTACCATCGGATTAAGTGCGGAGATACAAAAGTTCTTGCCTTATTGCAAGGGTCTCCACATTTAAGGATTCACTAGGCTTTAATCTTGCAAGCACTAGCAATCTTCGGTGTGCGTAATCTATGTGGTTAATCGTCTCGTCCGATAAGTTGTTCCTATTGACTTCCACATATTGAACACACATTTAATTCTTGCATTATCTGATGGGTGTTTATCGTAAGTGTTGTTTTCTACATTCTGTCCCATACCGTTTTTTTGGCATATCTTAATTATTAGTTACTTTGACATCTGACAGTACTGTCAAAGTGAGAATGTAAATACTTTGGTAACAATTTGATAACAGATACCTGACAACTTAGATTCACTTTCATTACATAGGCATGACCTATGTTTTTCCTTTCATATGTCTTTTTGAATTATCACTCTTGTGTTCAAAAATTGATTAGTAATAAATAAATATATTAAGCGTGACTCTTGTTTCATACCGAAGTTTGGAAACGTCTGCTGTATATCCTTAAATCATCGGGAGCCAACTCAGCAACCAAATTCAAATAAAGTTAATGTTCATACTTTCTCCTCTTCGTCCAATAAAGTAGCCACCCCCACCCCCCCTCTAAAAAACGCTTCGTAATTTTGGAAAAATTTTAAAAAAACTTAAACGTTTAAGCTTCACACTTTCAACAATCGTACAAGATCTGTCCGACTTTAGTGCTGTACGTTAATTAAAAATACGGTAGAGTGCTTTTATGCGTTTCGACTCCCATTTGCCTCAAGATGAGGTCCGTTTTCTTGAGGCTCTTCCCACCCCCGAGATGCACTCTCGTCTTGCGGCATTGCATCATAACGGTTGGTCTTTTGCAGCCCTTGGGCGTTCACTAAACCCTGAGAAAGCAAAGACTACAGTCCATTACTGGGTTCGTAATGCTCCTACCCCCACCCCTCAGCGCAGGGCCATTCCTCAAGCGCCGAATCATTCGCTCTTTCATGCAGTTCCTACCCTACGCACTCCTCAAGCGCGCTCGATTGCACCTAAAGTACCGCCAGATCTGCGCCCTCACCTGCGAGAACTCGCGCAATTATCCCGTAGATACCGAGCGCGAACCCCAGGTAACTCGGTTACCGCTCAGGCGAACCAAGAACTCACCCGTTTAGCTGTTCAGTTGCACTCTTACGGGGTACCTACCTCCGATATTGCAGCGGCAGCGGGTATTACCTATCGAGCGGTAGCACGGCGTATCTCACTTCACGCGAAAAAGGACAAATAATGCCTCCCAAGCGGCAATATCGTACCGAATCTGGTACCTTTGAGGCATCTGAGCTTGCTATTCTGGTGTGGATGAACCCCGACCGCGACAATAAACCACAATCGAGGCTACTTATGACGCTTACTGACCGTTTGAGCCCTCATCCGATGGCATTTCCACTAAAAACCTTGCAAAATACCCCTGAATTCGCATCCTGCCCCCTTGCAACCCCCGAAACGCTCGCAGATCTGCTTGTCGCTTCTACTCCAACAACTCCAATAATCATTTTACTACCTATTGCACAGGATCAACTCGGGTGGACTGACTTTTATATCCCTACAAAGTACACGGATGCCCCTAAATGATCAAAAAACTAGACCTTTTTCCTGCGGTTATCCTTGTAGCACCCCCCGAATCGCTGTCTGACTACACAAAATTGATCTTTTTTCAAGATAAACCCAAAGAAACGCGTAGAGTAGACAGATGCAGGGTATCTATTCTAAACTCAACAATATATGTTGTAGTAGACACTCCTGAAGGATTTAGCCTCATTTTTAAGGAAAAACTGGCTGATTACAACAAATCAGACGCCCAACACAACGCAATCACCGTTTCTGGGAAGATTCTTGCTTTTCGCAAGGACGAAAACTGCGGCTGCGGTTCACGATTGCGGAGCTGGTCTCCATTTGGAAAACAAGTTACATCTAATAACGACCCACAGGAGTAAACACTATGCAAAGTCTTATCACGAGCGCACTTGCCACATATCGACTGACTCGTCTCATCACTACCGATGAAATTACAGCACCAATCCGCGACCGTATCTGGGAAACGCACCCCCCAGAGACATCCCGTCTCGGGTATCTCATTACGTGCGACTGGTGTAGCAGCGTTTATGCGGCATCAGCACTTCAATTATCCCGTATGATTGCGCCTAGAACAACTACCGCTGTCGAGATGGTTCTAGCTCTCTCTGCAGCGGCAGCACTACTAGCCGCACATTCGGACAGCTGACCGTATGTACCGCAACCGTATGACAGGAGTGTAAGTGGGCATTTTTAGTAGGGACTCTAATGAACCATCTACTAGCAAAGAACTTCTTCCGTCAACATTTCTTTCCCCTGGTGTAAATACAGCTAAGTCTGCACCCTACGGAGCTCCTCGCACGCTTACGGCTGCTGCTGCTCAAGTAAAGATTAATGACAAGGGCGAGTTCGACCAATTCCGTATGCGTCGCTCTGCCGCCTCGAGCGCATGGCAATCTGAAGCCTGGGAATATTACGATGCCATTGGCGAAATCAAGTACGCATTTAATCTTGTTGCATCCGTTGTCTCTCGCATTCGTATGTATGCCGCAGTTGTTGAAGATCCAGCGGAGGCTCCATCTCCTGTCTCTCGCTCCGAAAAAATTGATCAGCGTCTTGCTGCTGCTGCCGAACGTGCACTAGAACGTTTAGATTCTGCTTACGGAGGTCAAGCGGGCCTACTTAAAGACGCAGCTCTTAATCTTTCTGTCACTGGAGAGTGCTATCTGGTTCAGATGCCCGCACGTATCGGGACAGGACTTCCTGAGAGCTGGGACATCAGATCTACAGATGAACTGATGACAGATGCTCGAGGTAATTTTATTGTTGTAGGCCGACGTGAACAAGCACCCGGAGGTAACTCAGGCTCCGCTTCTTCCGCGATGGGAAGCCCAATATCGCTAGGCGAAAGATCTTTCGTCGGGCGTATCTGGCGTTCACATCCTCGCTACTCAGATGAAGCCGATTCGAGTTTGCGTGGTCTATTAGACATGTGCCTTGCTGAGGGCACTCTGGTGTATACACCTAAGGGTGCTGTGCCTATTGAAAGTGTTTCTGCGGGAGATTTAGTTTACTCTCGCAATCCAGACTCTGGAGAGCTAGTGCAGTCTATGGCTTCCCGCGTGTGGTCTACTGGTGTTAAGCCAGTCTACAAAGTCTCTTCTCGAGGCCGTTCAATTCGCGTCACTGGCAATCACCCTGTTCTTGTTCTGCGCGATTCAAACCTGGCCACTAAAAAAGGTGTTAGTGCTAAATATGAGCTTTCATACGTTCGTGTTGATGAGCTTTCTAAGGGTGACATGCTCATTTCTTTCGAGACCGCTGGCACGCCTAGTTACGACATGCAGGTTTTGCCATCTGGTGTTGAAATCAATGAGGACGTTGCGTGGTTTATTGGGCAAGTTACAGGCGACGGACACATTCATAGGGGGAAGTACTCTAAGAATTGCCTAAATGTTGCAGACTTCAACCCTATAGTTCGCAGCAGGCTTGTTCAAATTGCTCAGGACTACTGGAATGCCGACCACTTTTTCCATCAGGGCGGGTCCTTTAAAGTTAAGTCTAAAGCACTTACTTCAGATATGCGCTCTCTTGGTCTTGCCGTTTACTCATATGAGAAAACAGTACCTGAGCTTATTTGGGCGTCTCCTACCGATGTTCAAAAATCTTTTCTTTTAGGTTATTTTGAGGCTGATGGTTCGGGAGGGGCAAAGTCTAAGGGCTACCATTCGTACGCCTCTGCAAGCTATGGTCTTGTCTCTCAAGTGCGTGCCATGCACATTATGCACGGGGACAGGGTCAGCAGTGTGATGACACAGGAGCGCCCTGAAGTATTGCACATAGCTGGACGTGAAAAGCCTACGTTGAACGCTAAGCCATTGCATAGGTTTGAAATGTATGGCAATACATCTAATCGACGTGGTGACTTGCCCATGCGAAGGAACAAGTCTGCTCGAGAGCTTCTTTCTTTAGACCAGCCTTTTGTTGTTTCCTCAGTTAAGTCAATTGTTCCTGATGGTGAAGCCACCGTCTGGGATATGACGGTGCCTGACACGGAAAACTTTATTGCAGACGGTCTTGTAGTCCACAACTGTGCGGAATTACTTTTGCTTAACCGTACCTTCCGCGCCACTGCTCGTAGCCGTCTTAATGCCGGTGCGCTTTATCTCCCTGACGGTCTTTCTGTCGCTGCTCAAGGTGATGGAGATTTCCCTCTGGACTCTGACGTTGACGTTGACCCCTCTGCCTTTACTGCTGAAGAAGCAGAAGACGAGTTTGAAGAACAACTTATTGATGCAATGACTACACCTATTAGAGATGAGGAATCCGCTAGTGCCGTTGTGCCGCTTATCATCCGAGGCCCTGCAGAACTTGGGGACGCTATCAAGCAGTTTAAATTTGAAAGATCGTTCGACCCAGCTCTTGCACAGCGTGCTGATCGCGTCCTCGAACGTATTCTTCAGGGTCTTGATGTACCGAAAGATGTAATAACAGGTCTTGCAAACGTAAAGTACTCCAACGCTCTGCAGATTGATGAGTCCCTATACAAGGCACACATTGAGCCACTCATGCTGCTCCTTGTTGACTCATTCACAGTTGTCTACCTTCGACCATACTTAATTGCGAACGGATTTTCCGTAGAAGAAGTTAGCAAGATCGTTGTCTGGTTCGACCCGTCTCAGGTGTCTACTCGCAATGACCGCGCTGCTGATGCTAACGAAGGTTTTGATCGCATGGCGGTCTCATTCTCAACGTGGAGACGTGCTCACGGGTTCTCTGATGCCGACGCTCCTGAAGGTAAAGAAGTTGCTTTACGTCTTATGATTGAAAAGGGTATGGTCACTCCAGAACTTACGGAGTCGATGATTGGAGTGATTGCTCCAGAGATTATTCAAGGTATTAGGGATGCTCAGCAAGCTGGATCTATTGCTCCTATACCTCCAGAAGTTCAGCAAGCTCTTTCAAATCCTTCTGGTCCTCCTACACCTGCTCCTTCTACATCAGAAGGTGCACCAGATACTGCACCAGAAGCAACACAGCCTATAGAACCACCAACAGAGCTCTTTGAACCAGGACAGTAGAGAGATATTATGAGTGTATATAAACCAGAAGTAGTCAATGCTCTTGCAACGCTCCTCAGTGATAACGTAGTACTTAAGTACATCTTTCAAGGTGCGCATTGGAATGTGACAGGGCAAGATTTTGCTCAATACCACACCATGTTTGGAATGTTTTACGAGGACGTAGATGACGCAACCGATATTATAGCCGAGAATATTCGCAGACTCGGATCTCCTGCTCCTGCATCTCTGTCTGACTTTCTGCGTCTTGGAAACATTCAAGAGACAGAGTGCGGAGTCTCTGTTCAAGAACTGCTCAAGGTTTGCTACGAAGCAAACGAAATTATCATTTCTGATATTAACGATACTTTTGTTGCTGCCAACGCTGCTAATGAACAAGGTATTGCAGATGACATGGCTGGTAGAGATTCAGCGCATAAAAAGTTTCGTTGGATGATGAAAGCATCTCTAGATCCGAAGTACGGATACTAAATATGACAACACAATCGTCAAAGAGCTGGGTTAAGGTAGCGCAACACTATCTTCCTGCCGGTACTTCTGCTACCCCTGAAGTGGTTGTTGCTGCTGCAAGTGAGCCTGCCCCTAAAGAAGATCAAATAAAAGGGTCCAATAAAAACAAAAAAGGTTCCGCCAGTGGTGAAGGAAAGATTTCTTTTGGAGCTCGTACCGAGACTGCTATCAAAAACAAAGTAGAAGAGCACAATGAAAAGGCTCCTAAGGGACGTAAAGCTACTCTTGCCATGCTTAAGGCTGTCTACCGTAGAGGTGCTGGTGCATATTCCATCAGCCACCGCCCCGGTACGTCTCGGGATCAGTGGGCTATGGCGCGCGTTAACGCCTACTTAAAGCTTCTTAAGTCTGGTAAGCCATCAAACTCTGCGTACACAACTGATAACGATCTTTTACCTGCATCACACCCCAAGAGCAGCAAGAAGTCCAATTCAGCGCTTACCGCCAGCGGATTGGTACCTGAAGAGCGTGATTTAGCAGATGCAATTCTTTCTGTAGTAGAAAAGCACGGAAAGTTTAACGAAGACGCTACAGGAGTCTGGGCTGGATATACTCCTGCCAATAAAAATACAGATGCAGGCATCGGGGTTATTTGCGCCAACTGCGTGTTCTATCAAGGTGGAGCAGATTGCGCAATCATCAGTCTCCCTGTCGAGCCCAATGGGAAGTGTCGACTAGCGATTCTACCTGACGGAGTCGTAACTGCAAAAAAGAATACTCAGGACATAGAGCTAGAGCTAGTTTCTTTTACAGCCGAAAATGAACTTGCTCTTAACGATCTAAAAGAAAATACTTTTTCGACTACTAAAGAGGCTATAATGTCTATTACAGAATTTTCTGGACTAGGATATGAGTCGGAATACTCATTTAAAGCTGCATGGCTTAGAGGAGTCAAAAGTGGTCAAGACCCGTTTAAAAGAGCAAAAGATTTAGCAGTTTTAACTTACAATAGTGCAGACTCAGATCTGCTCCCTGTTAAAGAAGAAAGTGCCTAATTGTGATAAAAAATATTACAGATAAACAAACTAAGAAGATAACAACTTCTGTTTTAGCCCTTGTTGCCAGTGCTAATGAGTCTTCTCAGTTTTATCGACAAATTACTCCTCTTTCTGCTTTAACAATCATTAACAGATCTTTAACAAAAACGAACACTCTTCCCTTCTCTATTCGAGAATACTTAGCTGCTAGGGACGTGTCAGATTTTATCTCTGTACTGCAGAAAAATAAAAGTGCTCTTCCTAGACTAAGAAATACTGATCTTCTTCCTGTCTGCCATCCGGCTTCGACTAAAAACCATAGAATGACAGAGTCTGCATTAAGAAATGAAAAAGGAAACTGGATATCTTCAGACTACAGAATTATTGATGACGAAGCCCGAGCCCTAGTTGCTTCTATATTTACTTCAGAGCCTTTTTCAGTTGAAGAGTCCTACTATTTAACTAGAGTTTCTGCTCTTCCGCAGGGTTCAGTGCCACTAAGCGCACTTATTGCTGCTTTTGGAGATGGAAACTCGAGAGCTGCTAGATCTGCTCGAGCTCGTATGCAGCGTCGTGACCGCAAAGGTCGCTTTGCGTGGATGGGTGGCGGTATGTCCACCATCATTAAGCGATTAGACGGGTCGTATAGAAAACTTTCCGGTAGAACTCTTGCTCAGGGCGTGGGAGATGACGACACATTTGATGTTGAAACTCCTGACGGTAAACTATATAGAGTTCCTGCAGGATCTTCCGAAGCAAGTAAGGCATACCTACCTTCTTCAGATTCTCCAGAAGGTTATTCATCAGAAGAAGCTCCAAGTAATACAAGAAGTGTTGCAGTATCAGAAGATCAACTTCAAGAAGTAGAAGCCCCTAATGGTTTTCGTAGAGATGACTCGTACCCAGGCCCTGGCATTAAGTACACTGACGACGCATACGAAATTATTAAATTAGATCCTAATGATGACGATCAATTTGATGCTCTTCCTCCCGAATTGTCTGAGCGTAGACCTGACGGATCATTCCCTATTGATTTTGACAAACCTGTATACATTCTTAATAGGGACTCAGGTAAGCGTGGAGGTATTGACTTAGGTACAGGTCAGTCATGGGCAGAAGTTTTTGATTTCATGAATATAGATGAAATTGTTCAAGACAAAGAGAATGGCAGAGAGCCAGACATACTTGCTATCCTTAGTGACGAACAACTTACTCAAGTCTGGGAAAAAACTGGGAACAAAGATCCTCGTGAATACGCTAGAGAAACGTTTGACTTAAAAAAAGCCTCTAGTATTGAAGAAGATGTACAGAGTCAAGTATTTAAGTTTGAAGATCCTACAGGAGTAAATCTTGTAAATGATGGTTCTACATACGAGCCACGAGGACGTACCGACCAGAAGTCTAAAGACTACACAGATGATCCATCAATCTTAGCTAACATGTTTTCTAAAGATATTTTATCTGATGCGCTTCTTCAGTCAGTAAAACCCTTCGAATCATCTGATGCTGACGTAGAAGAGCTTGAACTTGATTTTGGCCCCCCGGGTGCAGGAGAACTTCCTTTTAAATCTCAGAGAGAGTCCGTCTCTGCTCAAGCAATATATGATGCTCTTAAGGAGCAGGGATCTGATGCCAGAAGAATTCTATCTGAGATCTATGATGGCCTCCCTGAGTCGAACACATCTAACGTAGATCGTCTTAATAAATTCAATGAAGTGAAAGAAGAATCTCGCGTTCCTGGGAGCCCAAGTCCCTCTAATAAAGCTAAAACTATAGAAAAAGAAAAGGAAGAAGAACCCTCAACTGCACGATACACGTCTCTTCCTGAACTTTTCTCTGGGCTTACAGACGAAGAAAAGCAAGATATTATTAACGGAGGAGACTACAAAAAATATCTCCCTGATAATCAAGAGTTTGATATTCCTAACGATTATCAACCAATTTTTCAAGAGCCCTTTGAAAACGTTGATGAGAACCCAGACTTTGACCCCATTAATTTAGCTAATAATTTTGACGTAGACGATCTTACAGAGGCTCTTTCAGAAGGACTTCGCCCCGAAGCAAGTCGTCCAGGATATGGAACTGTGGGTCGTACTGATGAAGATAACGAAGAGTCCTTTGTTACAGCTCCTCTAGATGCAATTAGAGATGCCATTCAGATGAAGGGTTCAGACACTGACAGTATTATTCAAGAAGTATACGATGAAGCTTTCGATCCTGACGATATTTTTGGAGGCGAAAGTGGGGAGACAAAGTCTACAAATGTAACTGCTCCTAATGGCAAAGAATATACAGTTAAGACAAGAAAAAATGAAGATGAGACTGTTGATCTTGTTATTGCTAACTCTGAGGGACGAGAGATAGTAGAAAGCTCGGGAACTCAAGAAGAGTTGCAGCAGCTAAACGATCAAGCAGATCTTTATGCAAAAGCTATATCTGACGGTGATGATTTAGGAAAAGCTCTTGTAGATTTTGTTGATACAGAAGAAACTACAGAAGTGTCAGAGGATGAAGGAACAGAAGACTCTAACATTGCTAAGGTAACTAATGAAGACGGCACGCAAAAAAGCACTACTACTGCCCCTAATAAAAAAGAATACGCAGTCGAGACAAGAAAAAATAACGATGGAGGAATTGATCTTGTTCTTTCAGACGTTGAAGGTAGAGAAGTAGTTGAGAGTTCTGGAACAGAAGAAGAACTTTCAGATCTTAACGACCAAGCAGATCTTTATGCAAAAGCTATATCTGACGGTGATGATTTAGGAAAAGCTCTGGCTGAATTTGTTGATGCAGAGTCAGTTCCTGAACCTACTGTTATCTCCGATGAAAAATCAGAAGAATCACCTAAAAAAGAATCTTCTTTTGTTGATGACACATCGAAAAGTTTATTAAAAAGAGCTAGGGCTTTTGTTGAAGAAATTTTTGCAAAGTCTGTGGAAGTAGAGGATGTAAAAAATCCTTCAGATATTCCTGAAAATAAACTAGATGGTTACGGTAAACTAAAAGAAGATATAGCAGCAGGTCTTGATTACGCTGGAGAACTTCTTCAAGAAGCAATTGTAAACCCTAGAAATATAGATAAAGAGGCACTAGAAAAAGCTTCAGCCTACCTTGACAGTATTGTAAATAAAGTATCTAAACTTTTATCTGACGCAAGAACTAGTATTTTAAAGGATCAGCAAAACTACCCGGAAATGGAAGAATTTATTTCCGAAATATCTGGTATAGCTTCTCAACTTTCTGGTTACTATCAAGATGTAGAAAATTATGTAAAGCCTGAAAGAACTCCTAAACCTAAAACACCAGCTACTTCCGAAACACCCACACCTACACCCACCACACCCACACCTACACCCACACCTACACCTACACCCACCACACCCACACCTACACCCACACCTACACCCACGCCCGATTTAGTGACTCCTGGCAACACTCCAGTAGTCCCTTCAGATGTTATTCCAGGAGAAGGAGCTACTAAACCTAAACCTGACGAAGGAAAGCCTAGCGAGCCAGTACTAAGCCCTCAAGAATTTTTTTATGTAGATCCTTCCGGAAAAACTACAGATGTTATTTTTGCTAGGAAATACGTTCTTCATTTGTTCTCTAGTCCAGTAGAAAAATTGTCAAATCAAGAACTAGCAGACTTCTCAACAATTATTTCTCAGATGTCTGCAGACTATCAAAAAATATTTAGCGGAGTGCAGTCTAGAGTTGCTGAAGAGCGTTTAGAGAGATTAAACGGAAAACCTAACGCTATAGCTAAGTTTGTAGGGGCTCGATATGAAAACAGAGATATTTCAGTATCAGAGACTAGTGAAGATGACTCGGTAGCTGATCCTCAAGGGACTTCTGAAAATCCTCGAGTACATCCAAAACCAAAGGAACGAGGAGTTCCTGGAGCATCTCGTAAATCTGACTTAAATAGAAGAAGTAGAGAGCTAATTAAGCAGGTAGACAGCTCTTTAAGCCATCTTCTTGATCTAGATATGCCAGACAATTTCTACCCTGACCTATCTGAGGTGCGACGTAGAAGTCTTTTTAATCAAATGCTCTCCGACGTACAGTCATCGTTAGAGAACACTAGGACCTCCCTGAGAAAATACATTCTTTCTGATGATGGTAGTAGAAATAGTCAAGAAGCTTTAGAAGAAATTGCTAGTTTAATTGATAAAGCTGTTCGTAGATTAGAAAGACTAGAACGTGGTGGTTTTAGAGGACAGCGATCTGATGACAGAGATCCTAACTTTGTAAGTGCATCAAATACTCTTTCAAGCCTTTCTGACTGGATTGAAGATGCATTAGATGACTCGTGGCTTCCAGAGACGTACGAAGCAAGAGAAAAAGAAGCAGAAGCAGAAGTAACTACATCTGAAGAGCTATCTGATGAAGAGTCTCAGAAGTACGTAAGCCAAATTCTCAATAAAATGGAAGCCGACATTCTTCGTGAGGATATTAAATCTCGATGGTTTACTGATTTAAATGGTGAACCTACTGATGAAAATAAAAATGCTTACGGAAATACAAACTGGGAAAATCTTTTTGGAGATACTCCTAAAATTACTGATCCTGAATCTCTTTCAATTATTAGAAATGCTATGGCCGAGGTATTTCCAGAAACAGGGAAACCTAAATTAATAAACGTAGACGATACCATAAAAAATATTAGACTTTTTGTTAGACTAAGTAGCCAAGCTAAAAATGGAGATACTAGCTCGGCTGAAGAACTTGCTCGTTTAGCAAATCTTATATACCCAAGCCTGTACAGCTCCACAGGAGAGGTTTATCCAGAATTTGATGGAAACGCTTTTGTAAATAAAATGGCAACTAATCAAAACTTTAAAGCTGCCGTAAAAAAATTAATGAGAAATAGAGGAGTAGAGACAAATGAAAAAAATACTTCTACTCCCTTTGTCCCCATCCCTGTGCCTAAGATTAAGCCTGTCACTACTGAAGCCCCTATAGACTCCCAAGACTCTGAAAATGATACACCTGTACCAGAAAAAGCACCTAGAAAAAAGCCAGCTAAAAAAGAAGCAAAACCTTTATCGGGTTCTAAGTCAAAAAGAGCCAGATTCTTAAGGAATAAACCAGCAACTCCACCAACTGATATACCAGTTAATAGTGATCCTGTAGACGATGACTATGAGTACGAGGATGAAGAGTTTCAACCTACAGATCAGCAAAGAAAAATTATTGCTTCTATAGTAACCGGAGCTAACACAATAGTTAGAGCGCTAGCTGGCACAGGTAAAACAAGTACTCTTGCTATGACTGCTAGAAGAATCTTAAAAGAAGACCCAGAAAAGAATATTCTTTATATTGCTTTCAATAAAACAGTTCAAGTTGAAGCAGATAAAAAAATGCCAGAAAATGTATTTTCTTTTACAGGAGATGCAATCGCTCTAAGCTCTATAGCAAACAACCCTGAAACAAATTTTATGGAGCAAAGATTTAAATTTATTAAAGAAGATGTTGCCATTACAGGACTACAAATTTCAGATTATTTGGAGAAAAAATATCCAGGTATTATTAAAGACTTAAAACTTGTTGACCCTGAAAATCCAGAAACAGAAATTGGTGCGTCAGAAATAGCTTCACTAGCTTTCAGAATTGTTACTAAATTTACTGTAAGTGATGACGATAAAATCTCTGGAAAGCACGCTCCTGATGGCGATAAAACTCCACTAGAATTACTAGATATTGCTGAAAAAATATGGGAAGATATTTCAGAGGACCCAAAGGGAAGAATAAAAACAAACAATAATCACATTACCAAGGCTTGGGCATTAAGTAATCCTGACCTATCTTTGGGTGGAGAACAGTTTCCTATAATTGATACGATTTTCTTCGATGAGGCTCAAGACATAAACCCTGTAATGGCAAAAGTACTAAAAAATCAGGGAATTCAACTTATCTACGTTGGAGACTCTAATCAAGCTATCTATGCTTTTCGTGGTGCTAAAGATGAACTAAAGAAAGTTTCTGCTTCTTTTGATGTTCCTCTTACTAAATCTTGGCGTTTTGGTCCATCCATTGCAACTATGGGAAACAGATTCTTATACCTTCTTGGATCAAAAGAACGAGTTATCGGCGGAGCGGCAGTAGACGCAGAGATTCTTCCTTCTGGCACTATGACAGATCCAACAGCAATACTTACTAGAACTAATCTAGGAACAATTTCAAATATTAAAGAACAGCAAGATCTTGGGAAGACAGTAAGCACGGATAAAAAATACAGAGAAGAACTTATTAAATTTGTTGCTGCTGCTAAAAAATTACGATTTGACAATGATGGGTCAGGTAGTCCTGATCTTGAAAAATACTCTTCATGGGAAGAGCTTTCTAGAGATGTAAACTCTGGAAATGCTCCTCTAAAAGTTAAAATTTTGTTCAACTTTTTACGAGATAAAGAAGGTCAAGAAGCATTAACCAAACTTATAGCTGATACAAAAATTATATATTCAGAGGGACTTACTGCAGAAAAATTTATCCCTGAACTGTCGCCTAATGGAGTTCAGGTTCTCGTAGAAAAAGGCTCATGGGAAGAACAAAATGCTGAAGAAAAAGTTCCTTTTTTAATACATCAAACAGCTTCGTATCAAACATCTAAAAGACGACAGTCTCCCTTTAATGTATACGCTGTGTATACTCCTGAAAGAGACAATAACGGGAGTCTTACAGGACGATACATAACAAATGTTTATGATCAAGGGATAAAAAAGATACAAACCTTTGACCTTTCACGTTTGGGTTTTGTTAGTCCAATAAAAGAGATGAAAGAAAGAAAAGAAAATAAAGAATATGTCTGGGGAGGTGGAGGAGCTGCAGAAGGAGTGCCTCCTACTGAAAAAGGAGAGAGAAACTCTTGGCGCGCTGTCTACGAAACAGAGCAAGATATGTGGGCTGCTCTTAATGATTTAAGAAGAACTTCTCAAGGAATTCCTTCCGAAGATTCTGATGTTTATATCTCTACGGCTCATAAAGCAAAGGGCCTTGAGTTCGATAGAGTAAAAATTGCTGACGATTTTCAAGCACCAAAAATTAGTAAAGAAACAGGTTTGGAAATATTCCCTTCAGATGAAGAACTAAGACTCTCTTACGTAGCCGTGACTAGAGCAAAGAAGGCACTTGATTTAGGCTCTCTCGACTGGGTTTTAGGCAGGACCGAAGGAATAGATGTAGACGATCCAAGTATTTCAAACCCAAACAGAGCCTCTGACTCAGCGGAAGTTGAGTTCTCTACTCCTGATGCTCTCAGAGTGGTTTCACAAATTGCAGTAACTCCCGATTTATATAAAAAAATGAATCCAGAGAGTGCTATTAAGATTCTTGAGTCTAGAAAAAAGTTCCCTGGAGCTGACGTAGAAGAGCTTGACAAAATAATTAAAAGTATTAGAGCTCAAGCTGCAGGAACAAAAGACAAACCTAAAAAAAGATCTACTGAAGAAAAAGTAGAAAATACTAAAAAAGCCGAATCTGAAATAAACAAAACAATACCTGAAGATCTTAAAATTTCTGAAAGATCTGATGAAGAAATTGAAGAAGAACTTTCAGATCCAGGTCTTCTTGCGGGTTCTATCTCTGTTATTCAAGATCAACTAGGTGGAATTCCTCTAGGTAACGGAGTGTGGAGGATGTGGGGGGTTGATCTAAAAGCAGGAAATCAGAAGTACAAGTATGAAATTGTTGCTCAATACAACACTGACAACAGTTTTTCAATCATCCATCAAGTCGCAAAGCTTACTGACGATGAAGGAAATATTTTAGACACACCAAAAATTCTTAAAAGAATTAACTCTAATAAGTACGGGGATTCCCCAAATCATATTAAAAATATGATCAATAAAGACGTAAATGAAGCTAAAGTTTCGTACACAGATGGTCCTAGGTCTATCGTCGATCTTTTTGAGTCCAAAGAAAGCATTAACAGAATTCTTTCTGCTACTGAAGTTCAAGTAGATCCTTATAGCTCTGCAGATGGAATCACTACCCTAAAAATAGCCGACACTGTGTACGACCACATAACTGGAGAATACGGAATAGTCGTAGATCTAGTAAGAACCTGGGAGTCTGGAAAAGGACAATACTACGATTATGTACTAGTAAAGTACGATAAAAATAGTAAAACTGGTAAAAAAGGTAAAGGACCAATTCTTCGAGTCTCTGATCGAGTATTCAGAGTAAATCCTAGTACAGGAGCTTGGAGTTCTGACACTAAACTTAGCTCAGTGCCAGACTATTGGTTAGGACCAAGAAGAACACCTGTTACTCCTCCTATTGGATACAATAATCCTGTTATCACTACAAAAATTCTTAGAGAACTTCGAGAATCTGGTCTAAGTATTCCTGAAGCAATTAAAAGGTGGGAGAAAGAAAATTCTCGTAACAATAACTCTACTCCTCCGACTAAAACAGCTTCTGGACCCGCGCCAAAAGGTTGGTCAAATACTTCTCTAGAAACACATAAAAATTCTATAGTGTCTTCAACAGAATATTTTGTTTTCCAAAAACACCTAGCGCAAAACACGGATGATATTAATAATGCAGTAAAGAAGGCACAAGCCTCTTCTCCTCAAACGAGCATTGAGGATATTAGAGAATTAGTCTTAGAACGATTTGCTACTCAGTTTCGTACATCTATTGTTAACATAGCAATGTCATATATTGAAGAAGATAATAAAAATGTAGTAAGAGTTATAAAAAATAGTAGAGGAAGTTCTATCTCTCTTGCTGCTGATATTTCTGACGAACAACTTCAAACAATGGCTGAAACTGTTGATTTAATAGAGTCATCTGTTTTTGTCCCAGATATGAACTATATTATTGCAGATGGTAGTTATTTTGCTCAAAGAGAAAAAGAAGCTGGAGGAACTATATTTGCCGAAGCTACGACATCGGATCACGTTATAACTATTAATAAATCTACTGTTGTAAATGGATTAGATCCTATGAACCGCGCAGGTAGTGCGCGCTACGGGCAGCATGTTCTCGCTGACGAAAGTAGTCTTTACGCTACTTTAGTGCATGAAATGGGACATATTGTCGATAGAGTAGAGATTACTCCAGGTCCAAAAGCTATTAGATCTAAAAATAATAGAGATATAGTTACACAGCAAAGAAAAGTTAGAAACGCACAAAATAGACGTGGACTGGAAGCTCTTGATGATTTTGCTAGTACCTTACCGAGTTTTGCTTACGGAAGAATTCGTCCTAACGAAACTTATGCAGAAGCTTTCTCTCTATGGTTTAACACAAAAGGAAACTCTTCTCCAGAAATAAAAGAAGTTGCTGAAGCGTACGACTGGCCTCAGAGGTATCCGAAGGTTCTTCAACAAGAAGGTACCTTTGATCTTGACTTAGGTCCAAATGTTAATAGTGACATTACGGCAGATCCTATGGTTAGTCAGGAAGGTTTAGTACGAATTGGACCAAATACTGGCACTAGATCAAAACTAAAAAACAAAGAGGCTGGAGATAAGAACCTTATTTTTGATGCAACAACAACTAGTAAACTTCCAGAGGAACTTAGAAATAAAATCTCTGCAGCTTTAGATAATCTTGGAGTGACTCAAGAAAGTTTGCAAAATAATATAGAAAAAGTACTTCAAAAAGCTTTTGATGAGTCTAATGGAGATCCTGAAGGGTTAGATTGGTACGATCAAGCCAATGAAATTGCTGCAAATTTAGGTGAGTACGGACTTTCTGGACAAGAAGCCGCTGCACTTCTTGCGGCAACTAGTCCCCAGCAGTCTTGGTCTGACAATATTGCAGGGTCTCAATACGCTGCAAAGTCTCTATTTGAAGATCACAACATTCAGATAGATGATCTACTTAACACTGTAATTACAAAACCAGTTAAAGAATACGGTAAGAGTGTTGTTCTCACTTTGAACATGTACCAATGGGCAAAAAGAGAGTTAGAAGGTTTTGATGGAAATAGATCAATGGACGGATCTAAAAAAAGAATGCCGTCTCCAGACGAACTCTTAAACTCCAGTCTAAGTGATCTTGACCCTTACGTTGCTGCTTCTCTCATAAAGGCTCATGGTCAGATGGGGTACAAAACGTCAGGAGTTGGAGACAATGTAGACGGGTCCCGCTTAACTTCGGTAGACGATGTTACAGGCAGAACTACAAGTGTTCGTTGGACTTCTGGAGTTCAACACCTAGGAAGAGGCGTACGAGTCGCTCGAGGTGAAGACCCTAATGAGATTTTGAACGGACATAAAGTGAGGTCTTTCTACAATAACATCAATGGTGTGGATAGTGGAGACATTAATACAGCTGATGTTACTGTAGATGTTCATGCATTTAGTGCTGCTATGGGGAAAAAATTTGGATCAACCTCCAAAGAATATAACTATTTTGCAGACGGTAAAAGGTTTAATAATTTTCCCGGTGTAAACTCTGCTACCGCCGGAGTGTCTGGAGTGTATGCTCCATTTGCAGACGCTTATAGGAGAGTAGCTGAAAAGTATAACTTGACCCCTATGCAAGTTCAAGCTATTGTTTGGAGACAATGGAGAAAAGACAATCCAGACGCAAGCAGAGCATCTTTTACTCCTAGTCAAGTTGACGATATTGTTGAGGACTACATCGAGGAGACAGAAAAGTGATGGACAAGCCAGAAGAGATCTCTACAGCAACTAACCCAGAGTACGTGGGAGATTTAGTTCCGTCATGGGACTTGTTTATTGGAGGAGTCTTAGACTTCAACGATCTTTCAGATGAAGAAAAAGTTTGGGCGAGAGACCTATTAGACGAGGATAAAAAATAACATGAGTATTAGAAAAGTAATCTATGAGACAGATAACGGTTCCTTTGAAGAGGATTTAGAGGCAGCACCTATAGAAGCACTACTTGCATTAGCTTTACGTGGGGATAAAGAGTCTGAGGAAGCACTTCTATCAAAATTAGGAATTAATATAGAAAAAATGGGTCAAGAAATACTAGACAAAATTGTTAAAGACTTTGAAAACAATAAAGAATTTAATGAAGAGGTAAAATAGAATATGAAATTTGATTCTGATTTAGAGCAAAGAAAAAGAGCAGGTATGTTAGCTTTATTTGCTCTTTTTAACTTTGATGACAAAATTGTGGCAGTTAAACTTAACTGGTACGGGGTTGGATTTTTTTATAGGGTGGATGAATCTTGGGAGCTTAAATCTCCGGAAGTAGATATTGAAGGTAATTCTGATGTATATGAAATTTTTATTGATCCAGATAGGGCAATTGAGTTTATAGACAAGTGGGACACTCAAGATTCAGAATTAAATAAAGAAATTCAGTTTTATAAGGCATCAGATGAAGTTCTTTATGAGTATTTTCCATCATATAAGTTGGCTGACGATAGACAAAGAAATAAGACAGCAATTGTATCTTCTGCGTCTGATAATTTTACTTGCCCCCCTGCAACTCAGGATATAATGATTAATCTGGAAAACAGAAATAAGGCCATTAAAAGTGCTGGTTATGGTCCTCTTAATCCAGATAGGCCAAATGTTGATTTCTGGGAGGAAAAAGCCGAACTCTGGAGTACTACGGTTGATGAAGCTAAAAGCTCTAGATGTGGTAACTGCGCAGTATTTATTCGTACTCCCGAGATGCTCGACTGTCTTGACTCAGGTCTGACGCAGGAAGGCAGCAAGGAAGCTTGGGACGCTATAGATGCAGGAACTCTTGGATATTGCGAAGCGTTTGACTTTAAATGTGCAGCAGGAAGAACATGTGTTGCCTGGGTCGCTGGCGGTCCAGTCACCGGAAAAGACAAGGATAACTAATATGCAGTTTGCAGGAAGAAGCGGAACTAAGGTTCTTTTTTCTAATGAAGAAAGTGCGGCAATTGTTGACGAGTCAACAAACACTGTCATTGTGGTAGACTCTCTTCCACTACTTTCTTCGTTTTATCCTTGGTCTATACGTTTAGATAGCCCTTCGGATATTTCTCAAGAGCTTGCGACTGCTGCCCTAACCGAGCTAGATATTTCGGTATTTTCTGATGCTCAGAGGATGTATACGATCCCTAAGTCTGTCCAAGAAGAAGCCAAACGTGCTATCGAGTGGCGTAAAGAGTTTAAGCGTGGTGGCACTCCGGTAGGCAGTAACACTGCAAAGATTCTTGCCAAGGGTGGACAAATCGGTATTAAAAAAATTCGTCATATTGCCAAATACTTTCCTCGTCATGAAGTAGATAAAAAGGGTAAAGGATACAAGCCAGGAGACGATGGTTATCCTTCTAAAGGAAGAATTGCTTGGGCTCTTTGGGGTGGAGACGCTGCTCAGCGGTGGGCTTCTGCAAATGTAGAACGAGAGAATAAAAAAGAAACTTCAACGATTGTTGCATCTTACGGGTATTATGACATAGAAGATCCTATGTCTGTAGATGTGACAAGTTTTAATTTTGACGATTGCAGATATATGGTTAGAGTTCGTCTTGATAAAAGTGGACTAGATAGATTATATTGCATAGACCCTTCAGGATACGTATCTGTTTGGGATGATGGTTGTTGGGATACTTTAGGCCACATTGACCATGATATTAATACTTACGATAAAAGTTTAGATGATCCTTACGATACTATAGAAAAAACTCATATTCCTATAGATCAAGAGTCTGCGGTGCGACTTGCTGCTTTGTTTGACTCTGATCCATTTATGTTTAGATCAGTAGAAGAAGTGTCTCCGGAAGAGCATTACATCTATGAAGATGCTGCTCCATACATGAATCTTTCTAATATAACTGCAATAGTTGCGTCAGATAAATTTAAAACAGATCGAGATGGAAACTACACTCCTGAAGAGCGATCTGACAAAGCTACTTCACAACTCAGAGACAAGGTAGGAAGATTTACCGAAACTGGAGCTAAGGTTGTTATAGGAGGAAACTCTGATTACAGAGGGACAATTGTGTCTCAAAATGCTAGGTCTCAATCAGTAAAAGTGGAGTTAGCTGACGGGAAATTTATTGATATTCCAGCCAATCAAACTCAAAAAGAGGAGAGCTTTGATGGCCCCCCTCCTGCCCCAGAAAAAGAGCAGAACTTAATAGAACCCGATGTTTCGGATCCTATAGCAGATTCTAAAAATGAAGCAGTAGAAAAAGCAGATTCAGTAGACTTTGACGGTATTCTTTCAAAATCTAAAGTAGTTCCTAAAGATAAAATACGTATTCCTAAAAAAATAGACCCGCTATCAAAGGAATCTCTTCAAGAGTTGCTTAGTGACTACCCTTCTTGGGTATCTTCGCAAAGAAAAAATAAAGATGACGGCGTGGAAATATTACAACAAGAGGACACAAAAAAAGGTCCTGATCTTTTTTATGAAAAAGACAATTTTAATTGGAATGAAAATAAAAATGCTTTAACTGACTCAACCCTTAAAAATTTTGTAGAGAGTCCAGAAAATCAAAAAAATAAAAATAGTCTTGTAAGTTCCGTTGAATCTTCAGAGAAAGAATACAAAAATCCTCGTCAATCAGATGTAGCTCCAATATATATGGCAATAGTTGCAGATGACGATCCTCAAGCTGTTATGGATCTAATTGCTTTAGTGCCAAAAGGACCTAGCACCACAGCTCCTATGACATTTAAAAGAGACCCAGGGGAGTGGGTCGCAGACGCTAGCATTATTCAAGATTTGAATAGTGCAACTCCTCCTCCTGTTATTCCGCTAGATAATGAAATGCTTGAAAGTGTTATAAAGCAGATAGATGGCCCTGAGATTGCAGCAAAGAAACTTATGGAACAGAATAAAGAGAAAGCAGTAACTGCTAGTTCTGTATTATCTTCTAATCAATTCAAAGTAGCTAAATTTCATAAATATTGGATTTCGGGTAGAGGATCTAAATCTATAAAATGGAGATCAAATGGAGATTGGTCTAGGTGCATACAGTCTCTGTCAAAGCATATGGGTCCTGCAGCAAAAGAATACTGCTCTTTGCAATTTCTTAGTCAAAATAACTCTTGGCCAGGGGACATAAATCTTTTAGAACATAAATCTCAGGCTGTTATTGCAAGTGCTGGACTTCTAGACAATACTTCTCTACCTACATCTGAAGACATTGTAGATTACTCTAAAACTATGTCTCAATACAATTTTGCAAAAGAAAAAGTACTTTTGGCTGGTGGTTCAAGAGATTTATTATATAGTAATGGTGCTGAGTTTTTTATTCCTTTAGTAATACCAGAGAGTATTGAGTCTGGTGATGGAAGAATTTTTGAAAAAGATTCAATTACTATGAGAGATCTTCCTCTTCCTCTTCTTTGGCAGATTAAAACAGGAGAAGGACATAACGGGTCTGTTGTAGTAGGAAAAATTACTCGTATGGAGAGAACTGAAGAAGGCATAGGTAATGCCTATGGATTTTTTGATTTAGGTGCTTACGGGTCTGAAGCAGAACGTCTGGTTAGAGGAGGCTTTATTAGTGGAGTTTCTGCTGATTTAGATAGATTTGAAGCAAATGAAGAGACTACAGAAGATAATTCTGAAAATCCAGGGGAGATATCTAACGGTAGAATAAAGATTAAGAAAGCAAGAGTTATGGCAGTAACTATTGTCCCTAAGCCTGCATTTCAAGAATGTCAAATAAAAATACTAGATAGTAAAAAAATTCAGGAGGAAATAGTGGTTCCCGACGGTGTATATGTTGATGACATAGATGACCTTGAAGCGTCGTCACTAGTGGCTTGTGGGATTGTGGCAGGAGTAATTCCTACTACACCTCCTGTAGAGTGGTTTGATAATCCTAAACTTAAAAAAGCAACCCCTCTGACAGTAGACGATGATGGTCGAGTTTTTGGCCACATTGCTGCATGGCATGTTGACCATATTGGAATGTCTTTTGGGACCAGACCTCCTCGAAGTAGAAGCAAATATGCTTACTTCCATACCGGAGTCGTTCGTACCGAGGAAGGTAACGATGTCCCGGTTGGTCAACTAACTTTAGCTGGTGGCCATGCTTCTCTTGAAGCGTCAGCTCAGGAAGCCGTTCGTCACTACGACGACACCGCTTCGTCTATTGCAGATGTTCATGCAGGTGAAGACTCCTACGGAATTTGGGTAGCAGGGGCCCTACGTCCAGGCACATCTCCTGAGCAAGTCCGAGCTCTTCGTGCCTCTGCTCCTTCAGGTGACTGGCGTCCTATTAAGGGACAGCTTGAATTAGTTGCTGTATGTCAAGTAAATGTTCCTGGATTCCCTATTGCTCGCGCTCGCGTTGCATCAGGTCAGGTTATGGCACTTGTTGCCGCTGGAGCAAACACTTTGGCTAGAATGAAAAGCGATCCAGTTTCTGACCTTAAAAATAGGCTTGCAAGGCTGGAAGAGAAAGAAAATGCTCCTTTAGTGGCAGCAATGGAGTCTGCTAGATCTAAGGTTCTTGCTGTTAAAGCTGAAGAATTAGCTGCAAAAATGGGCAAAACCAAGAAAGAAATTGAAAAAGACTCTGACTACATGGTTTACGGAATAGATGACGGTAATCCTGAAGAAGAGCTAGCTGTAATATCTCGTAGAGTCAGAAAACGCCTTGCTAATGAAGGAAAAGCTCTCCCTGACGGATCTTTTCCTATTAGAAATGCTTACGATCTAAGAAATGCCATTCAATCTTACGGAAGGGCTAGTGCAGGAAAAAAAGCTAAAGTCCGTATGCATATTATAAAAAGAGCAAAAGCTTTAAAACAAAAAGATCTAGTTCCTAGTACATGGAAAGAAGCTTCACTTATAGATCCTATAGATGAAATACCAAAAGAAGGAATTCTTGCAGCAGCAGATGATCCGTGCTGGGAGGGCTACGTCATGATTGGGATGAAAACTCTCGATGGCAAAGAGGTTCCCAATTGCGTACCTAAAGATTCTGCAGTCCACGAGGTAGATGAAGAAGATGATTTCCCAAAAGCACAGAGAGAGAGTAACAAAGAAAGTCTTACTCTCTCGAACGACATTCTTAGAGAAAGAATAAGAATTGTTGAGTCTATGGTTGCTGCCGGTGGAGCCGACAGAAATCGAGGTAACGCAGAAAAACTTCGTAGGTATTGGACCAAGGGTGTTGGCGCTGCCAAGATCCGCTGGGGCACTCCCGGTGACTGGACCAGATGTGTAAAGTATTTATCAAAATATATGGGAGTTAGAGCAAAAGGCTACTGTCAATTACGTCATAAAGAAGCAACTGGTGTATATACCGGAAGCAAACTGAACCCAGGAAAACGGCGTGGTCGCAACAATAGTATATTTTCTGCCTTCTCTGAGGCAGAGTTTAGAACTTTTGAGTCACTTTACGGTGATCCAGAAAACTATAATACGGAAGTATTAGACACCGATATGATGCTTTCTTTACTTGAAGTTATGCAAAAAGATGACGAGTTTTTTAGCGCAACCTGGGCCCCCGAAAAAGATATAGTGGATTTAATAAAAGATTGTGGATACTCCCCAAGCGGGTCTTACACGGAAACTCTAGAGAAAGAGTAGTTAGAGGACAAGATGGACGAAATAGATAAAGAAAATGAAGAATTTAATGACTGGGTTTCAGATGAGCCTGATCAAGGTGTCATTACCGACCAAGAACTTTATGGATTTGAAGACGATTATGATCCAGAAGATGAAGCTGGTCCAGAAGATACAGATATTACTGCAGAAGATATTGAAGCTGTAGAAAAAAAATATAAAGGATTAAAAGTAGTAAGAAAAGGAAAATATACTCCAGATACGCAGCCTAGGGACGCTGCGGGTCGTTTTAGGACAGTTTTAGCAAGACTAAAGATAGATCTTGGTACTACAGGATCAGATAGAGCTCTAGAAAAGATTGAAGAAATTGAAAATCTTGACTTTTCAGGAGACTATAGTAGAGCAGTAGAGTCTGCGGGAGATCTAATAAGTATTATAGATCGACTCGATACAAAGGCACTTAACCCAGATTCTATCAGTAATGTTAGAGAAAGTAGTAGAGAGCTAGGAAAAACTATTGCTAATCTTCCGTTTGCATTTGGCGAAGACGCTAAGAAAATTAGATTTTCAGACGTTCCCCCGGCTCTTAGGGATCTTATCGAAGACATGATTACTAGAGTTGAAGCAAAAATTGGTCCAGAAGATGCTGCTATTGCTACTAAAGAAATAAAATCTTTTATGTCTGGTCAAGAATTTTATAGTCAATCTGACATCTCTTCTCAGATGGCAAAGCTACTTCGGTTGCTTACCTAAAAACCAAAAAAATCGTACAACTAGGCATACAAAAAGCACTGTACAATTTGTTACTAGGTGGAGTGCCTCCACGCCTCGTGCGTCTCGGAGTCCCTCGGCCCGACCGATCAGCATGGACTGAGAAAGCCTCAGACCCCACGACTGCCCTGGAGGGACAGTGGACCGTATAAAAGAACAGCTAGATCAGCTGGCGGAGCTTGGCGACGAAGATGTCGCTTCACTTCAGTCAGAGATCATTGGTGAATTTGAATCGGTCGAGACTCAAGATCCCACTCCACAGACAGTTGACGCTATGACGTCGCTTGCCGACATGCTTGACACCGTTCGCGGTGAAGTTAAGCGCCGCGAGGTTTTGGCAGCAGAGCTTGCTCAAAGAGCATCCGAAGCTGCTAGTCGTGTGTACGGTCAAGACGGCGGTCCTATGGAGGACATGGAAGATGGTATGGAAGATGGTATGGAAGAGGAGGACAAGTCAACGACAGAAGCAGCAATGCATATGGATGATGAAGTCTCCGACGATATGCCTTCCGATGAAGCCCCAATGGAAGATGAAATGCCAATGGAAGACGAGGCAGCTGTCGAAGTTGAGGTTGAAGAAGAAGAAATGCCTGAAATGAAATCTGAATCCGATGAGGACGAAGAAAAAATGGAAATGTCTACCACATCCGAAGCGTCAACCGCTGTAGAAGAGACCGTAGAGCTCTCGACAGAAGAAGTTACACCCGAGACCGTCACTGAGGCATCCGCCGAGGAGACTGTTGTCGCTGCAGCTGAAGAACAAACTGCAGATACAACACCTGCCGAAGCGGAACTTTCCGCTAAGGAAGAAACAGCTTCAACTGATGCCGAAGTAAATGCTGAGGCCGCAGTGCAAGAAACATCCCAAGAAGACCCAACCCCAATTATGGAGGCACCCGTGACCGCCGCTGCAGAAAACGCAGATAACCTCGATATCGAGGCCCCGGCTGACCGTCGTCCTGTTGTTCAGGCTGCTGCCGCTCCCGTGGCGATCACGGCGGGCGCTGACATCCCTGGATACACCGCTGGCAGCCCACTGAATGATATGAACGCTGTTGCTGAGGCAATGGCAAAGCGACTTCACGCGCTTAGGCGTGTGAATGGTGGAGATGGAGAACAACATATCGTTGCTTCTGTCACCACATCCTTTCCAGAGGGTCGCACTCTCGGCACAGACGCCGAATCCAACTGGAACAAGATCCAGAACGTCGTTGGCCCAGAAGCCCTCGTCGCCGCTGGTGGACATCAAGCACCATTCGAGGTTCGCTACGACATCTTCGGTTTTGGTACCACAAACCGTCCCGTTCGTGACGCACTTCCTCGTTTCCAGGCCGACCGTGGCGGTATTCGCTACATCGTGCCTCCGGTGCTGACAAGCTATAACAATGCCGTCGGTGTATGGACCTCAGCAAATGATGCTGCAGTAAGTCCAGACCCAGCAGCAAAGAATAGCTTGACCGTGACTGCTGCTCAGGAAGTTACCGTCGCTACTGACGCTGTAACTCTGCAGATGCAGTTTGGTAACCTCGCAACTCGTGCATACCCAGAACTGATTGCTCGTCACAACGAGCTTGGTCTGATTCAGCACGCTCGTGAGTCAGAGCAGTATCTGCTCAGCAAGATTGCAGCCGGTTCGACGGCAGTAACAACCGCAAGCCTTATTGGTTTCGGTCGGGACTTCCTCGTTCAGCTCAGTCGTGCTGCAACAGCGTATCGTTCGCGCCACCGCCTCGAAGCAGATGCTCCTCTGCGTGTCATTGTTCCTGCATGGATCAAGGATGCAATGGTTGCTGACCTCACCCTGTCAATGCCAGGTGACAGCACCATGAATGCTTACGGAGAAATTGAAGGCTACATGTCCTCACGCGGGATTGTAGCTAGCTATTCACTCGATCAAGACGTGTACGGTGTTCAGAATTCAGGAACTCTCAATGAGTTTGCTGACTCGTTCACTTGGTACATGTTTGCTGAAGGAACCTTCGTGTTCCTTGATGGCGGTACTCTGGATCTCGGAATTATTCGGGATTCAACCCTCACCGGAACCAACGATTACAAGATGTTCGTTGAAACCTTTGAAGGTGTCGCTAAGGTCGGTATCGAGGCACTTGTAGTTACAAGCACTATTAGTGTGAACGGTGTGGCTGCTGCCCTCCGCGATACCACTGGTGGAGCAACTGCAACGGCAATTGAATACTAAGCTAAAACAGTAATTAATAACAACTAGGCCGTTCAGAAGCCCCGAGAGGAATAAAAAAGATGGCATTTCAAGGAGCGTTTTTACCTCCAGAACTGACACCTGCCTCTTGCGGGCTTCTGAGCGTTGCCGACGTTGAGAAGCACACAGGTCGGGAGTATGACGAGCGTTGGGTTCGTGGTTTTGACTATGAATTTGACACTCTTCCTACAGTCCGGTTGCTCTCTGTCGATGATGATGTAGTCAGTGGCGGGGAGCTTTACGATGGTACGAGAAGTACTCGGTATCTCCCATACACCCCATTTTTTATTGAAGTAGAAGATTTTAGATCAGCATTTGACCTTCCCGGTGAAGATCGGTTCAAGAGGGTAAAAAAGCAACTAGAAGCTGCAACACAAAAAGCTACCGAAACAGAATTGTGGAGCGGAAAAACTGCTTTAGGAAACTCTAATGACAATTTATTCTTAAGCAAAGAAGGCTCTGCAACCTTGGCAGCAACTGGTGCGTTTCCACCAAATGTTGCTCTTATGTATTTAGAACAGGCGATATCAAACTCCCCTACGGGAGAGAGTGCAACAATCCACTTGACAAGAGACGTTGCCTCATATCTAAACAATGCCATTCTAGACACAGACCCATCAGAAAAAGGTTTACATCTAACTACTCGGATGGGAACTCGTGTTGTTATTGGTTCTGGGTACTCTGGAAGTGGCCCTATCGGGGCAGCGGGAGCGGCAGCAAGTCCTACAAATAAATGGATGTACGCGACCAGCAGGGTTCAAGTCCATTTAGGAAAAGTTGAAGTAGTAAACGACAATTTAGGTCAAGGAGTCAATGCTACTATTAACGACATGAGAATCAAGGCTTTCCGCCCTGCAGCGGTCTACTTTGATCCCAGCATCCACTACACCGTCAGAGTGACTCTACCCACCTCGTAACATTAACTAACGTAAGAAATACTAAAGGAGAAAAAAAGAATGGCCACTCAGGATTACGCGGCTAGCGTTCAAGGTGTGGCGATCCGAGTCACCAGACTGGACGCTGCTGGAAACTTGCTCAATGAAGCAGGAGATAGCTACACTACTACAGCATTTATGCGAACATCTTTTACCCCTGAATATGAAGAGGGCGACGAAGTTGTTGAAAAATCTGCGGACGGCACTGTGTGCGTGTCCTACAAGGCTCCCGATACCATGAAACGAATTACAATGGAACTTGCCATTTGTGAGCCAGATACAGAACTGACTGCACTTATCTCAGGTGGATTGCTGCTTCGTAAAAACTTTGGAACATTTGCATCGCCTGAAAATAAGAGCATTGGTTGGGCAGCACCATCTGTTGGAGATGACCCCACAGGAAATGGTGTCGCTCTAGAATGTTGGTCATTTGCTGTCAAAGATGGTCGTCGTTCTGCATCACTTCCATACTTTCACTGGGTGTTTCCCTACTGCCGCCTGCGTCAATCAGGCGATCGTGTGATTGAAAACGGAATGCTTGCAACTACGTTCGAGGGCTATGGCCTAGGTAACAATCTGTTTGCAGACGGTCTTGATGGCCGCTGGGAGTTCCCTGTAGCCACCGAGCGCTCGTACTCATATGCTCGTACAACATATGCTCCTTCTGGGCTTAAAGGCTTCTATACATGGCACAAGGATCTTGCTGCTTCTGTCTCGAACAAGTCTTTGACATCCAATATTGCAACTCTTACCACATCTGCTCCCCACACATATGCTGTAGGACAGAAAATTGTTGTCGCTGATGTTGACGCAACATTCAATGGCACACACACCATCACTGCAGTACCGTCTGCAACACAGATTAGATTTGCTAAGACAGCAAGTGATGTTGTATCAACTGCAGTGTCACCTGCAGGTACCGTGGTCAGAAGCAAAGGATACGCAGCCGTAACAGACATTGATGGTTCACTTACTGAAAACTTCAACGTTCCAGGTAACGAAACGTATAACGACGAGTTGGATATTGACTTCATTGTTCCATCCGTTGAGGATCCAGTAGCATAATTCTAAAAAAGAGGGGCGAGTTGACGTCCGCTAGTGGTTACACTGTTAGGCGGAACGTTACTCGCTCCTTTTTAGATATCGAGGTATATTGTGAGTAATCTATGGACTACCGTAGAAGATCTTGGAGATTTCTCCGAGTCTGACTATGCCTATGATGCTTGCAAAACTGCTTCAAGCATTTTGTGGGCACTCTCTGGTAGAAAATTTAGTGGGGTAACCACGGTTACAGAACGATATGTATCTCAATTTGATCCTTATTTTAGTACTTCTGGTGCTGGATTTAAGTTTTTTCCTACTATTGTTGGCGGGGAGATTCAAAACATTCCAGTAGGAAGAGATCTTGCTGTCTACGGTAATGACTACCTAGGAGATGGAACTTCTTCTCGTTCACGAGTGCGTCTTAGGGGTCGTAAGGTTATCAAGGTCCACTGTGTAAGAAATAACGTCGGTGCGATTGTAGACCCTAAAACGTATTATTTAGCAGATCATTCGACTGTTTATGGCGCTCCAGGGTCCAATTGGACAGCATTCAACGTTGAGATCACATATTCGTATGGAACACCTCCTCCCTCTTCTGGCAGAGCTGCTGCCCGACTTTTAGCAACAGAGCTAGTGAAAATGTACGAAGGAGATGCCACCTGCGCTCTCCCTCAGAGAGTCACGAGTGTTTCTCGTCAGGGAGTAAGTTATACAATTCTAGATAGTCAAGACTTTCTTGATGACATGCGTACAGGGGTATACGCGGTAGATCTGTTTCTTAAGTCTGTTAACCCTGATAAGGCCAGAGCTAGAGCTAGAGTCTTTAGCCCCGATACTCCTAGGGCCAGAAGGATCACTCCTAAAGCTCCTGCTATTCCTCTCAGCTCATTTGACTTGTACGTTACACCTGAAGGTGGAGCGGTTCTGATCTATCTAGATGAAATTGGCGGAGACTTTTTACTAGAAGACTCTTCTTGGACAATTAGTGCTCATGTGTCTGACTGGTCTAATGAGAGAATAGTACAACTTGTTGATGCTACAGACCTGGATATAGTAGACGGCACTATACGAGTATCTGCCTCTTATTCAGACATTTCAAATATTATTGGTGCCAGAGATCCAGGAGTGTTGGATATCTATGCAACACGTCCAAGTCTAGGCAACCCTGAAATTGATGAAATTATTAATTTAGTCTCCAGCAACGTGCTTTTCCAGCTGGGAGAACGAGTCCTACCAATTTACATGCCATAGTACATACAATAAGATAAAGAAAGAGAGACGTACTAACAATGAATTCAATAGATTTATCTTTAATATCTGAAGATGCTAAAGCTCTAGCAATGATGCTAGACGGAATGCTTGAAAGAGTAGAGAATGTATATAACTCATATTCTATGCCTCTTCCTCTTAGAAGATATTGGACTTTAGGTACTCCAGCAGTAGATTGCGAGCAGTTAGTAATTTCTTTTATACAAATGTATATAGGGTCTCCAGGAGATGAAGCAAATTTACCGACAAGATGTAGAGATCCTAGAAGTGCAACAATGCAAATTCAAGTATCTAGAGAGGTTCCTACAGTATCATCGAGCGGTAGACCTCCTACAGGGGAAGACATTCAAAAGTTTTCTACACTTCAAGCTTATGATTCCTGGGTCTTGCTTCAAAGTGCTGCTGAATTAGATCAATGGGATCAAACAGGTCTTGGTCTAGGAGTTATCGCTACAGTGGAAGTTTCTGAACCAGCTGGTGGATACCAAACAACAGTTTTAACTTTAACTGCGGCGGTTCCATAATGTTTACTTCTAGTAGAATAGAAGTTGTAATACGAAGACCTCAATTTAATAGGTATTTTAACCAAGAAAGTGGAGAAGTAGGTCAATATTTAAAAAGAAGAAGTGCTTTAGTAGAACAAGCTGCAAAAAGACAAGTTAAAGTTAGAACTGGAGCTTTAAGAAGCTCTATTCATATGCGGCATGGGAGAGATCCTAGAGGTCAATACGTAAAAATTGGATCTAGCCTTCCCTATGCCTTAATGCATCATAAAGGGACACGACCTCATTTAATTTTCCCTAATAGTTCTAATAAACTAGTTTTTAAGAGTAAGGGTGGTCTTATCTTTGTTAATGCTGTTATGCATCCAGGAACTAAACCTAATAAATATCTGTCTGACAATCTAAGACTAGTGTTTTAACTGATAAACTTATCTATATAAACTCGAAAGTATCGAGTTAAAGACGAACAAAGGAAAAATGATGACATCTAGATTTAAAGATTTTGGGACAGGATCTTTTGTTAATAAAGAGCCACTAAGTTTTAAACTTCATGATGAGGATTTTGAATGCTACCCAGCTCTGCCTGGAAAGGTTCTTTTAGATCTGGCAGCTCAGTCTGCTAGCACAAACGGGGAATCTATGGCTGAAACCATTTTAAGTTTTTTTGAGAAGACTCTTAGGCCAGAAAGCTATGAAAGATTTGAAAAAATCATTAACGATCCAGATCGAGTAGTAACTGTAGACACACTAGGAGAAATTACTTCTTGGTTAGTTGGTGAATACTCAGGCCGCCCCACCGAGCAACCCGAGGAGTCGTCCAATGGGCAGTAGAGATTTGGCCTTACATAAATGGTAAGGCTCTTATGAATGGAATTAATTTAGCGTCTATGGATTCAGATGACATGGTAGATGTGCTTCACTACATGCTTGAAGAAGACATGTTTGTTGGGTCGCAAGAAGCTGTTGAGTCCAGACAAAAAACAAGAAAATTAATTTACGAAGATATGTACGGGCAAACATATAACTATGGAGTCACTACAAAATCTTCTAATACTTCTGAGTTTGACTATCAAGAAACATACTCAGAAGACGGGTTTATAGATAGTCAGGAAGAGTTAATTCCATTTGACCCGGACGGACTTAAAAAAGAGTTTACTAGAAAATCGTATACGCCTTCTACTAACTTTAACTCAGAGTTAGCGCAACCGTTTGGTTTAAAAATTGATGGACCTTTAGAGTAGATTGGTGGTGAGCACGTATGGCAATTGTAGGTGATGCTTATGTGTACGTACGTGCTATCACTGACGGTGTAGAAGACGACATTAGAAGAGCCTTTTCTAATGCAAATAAAGCTGTATCTCAAGCTGGAAAAGAAGCTGGAGATGCCTATCAAAAATCATTTAACAACTCTGGCGGGGGTAGAGGAACTTTTTTCTCTAAAAAGTTTGAAGCAGAAGCTAATAGGGCTAGAGAATCTTTATTTAGGCTCGTAGTAGCATCTAATCTTTTAGGTCCTGCAGTGACAGGAGTAGTTGGTGCAATAGGTGCTTTAGCTACATCTTTATTTTCTTTAGGGTCAGCAGTCGGAGCCGCAGCCCCGGCTCTTATAGCTCTCCCTGCAACTTTTTTTGCTGTTGCTCAGGCTGCAATAACTCTTAAGCTTGCTTTTAGTGGTGTAGGAGCTGCTATTTCCGCTGGTCTAAAACCTTCTGGAGGAGGTGGCGGTGCGGCAAAAGATCTTAAAGATTTTGCAGAAGAAATAGAACGAGCAGGTGACAGAATAGCAGCCGCTAGACGAAGGCTTACAGAAGCAGTAAGAGATAACGTTCAAAGAAGAATTGAAGCTTTAGAGGCAGTAAAAAATGCTGAAGAAATAGTACAAGAAAGACTTTTTGCTGTTTCTAGAGCTCAAAGAGATTATGCTGATGCGCAGAATAATACTAAAAAATCATTAGATGATCTTTCTAAAGCAAGAAAACAAGCTATAGAAGATCTACAACAACTTAAATTTGCTTCAGAAGGCGCAGTTCTTAGTGAAGAAAGAGCTAGACTAACTTTTGAAAGGTCTAGGGACTCTCTTCAAAGAGTTCAAGATCTTCCTCCAAATTCTAGAGCTAGGCAACAAGCAGAATTAGCATTTAAAGAAGCTGATTTAAATCTTAGAAGAGCTATTGATAGAAATGGTGACTTAAGAGAAGAAGAAGAAAATGCTAGTGCTGCAGGGGTCGAGGGATCAGAAAGAGTACTAGACGCTCAAGAAAACTTAAAAAATGCCAGAAGACAAGAGCAAGATGCACTTCAAGGAATAATACAAGCAAATAAAGATTTAGTTAGAGCTAGGTTAGACGTAGCTAAAGTATCTAGAGCAGTTAGTCTTATTGAACAAGAAAATTTACAAAGACAGAAAGATGCAGTAAAAGATCTTGTAGATGCTATTCAACAATATAGAAAAGCAAGAGATAAACAGTTTGAAGAAGACAAATCTAGAGGCGGCGGTGGTAGTGATCCTTTTGCTGATGCAATGGCAAAACTATCTAAAGAAGCACAGAGTTTTGTTAGATACATAATAAGTATACAAGACGAGTTTAAAAAACTTAAAGCTGCTGCTGGTAAAGAGCTATTTCCTCAACTAGAAACGGCAATACAAATCCTTGTCGATAGATTGTTTCCTAGACTTATACCTCTACTTAAAAGCACTGGAGGTGTTCTTGGAGCAGTGGCAGGTAAAATTTCTGAGACAATCGCTTCTGCACAAAATTTAGATCGTTTAGATAGAATATGGAGAGACGGGAATAAACTTCTTACAAGTTTTGGGGAAGCAGCAGCTAATCTTTATGAAATATTTTTAATTCTCCTAGATGCTGCTGCTCCTGTAATTAATCGTTTTGGTAAGTGGACAAAGACTTTAACCGAGGGGTGGCTAGCTACTTTAAGAATCTCTGCTGGTACTGGCAGCCTTACTTCAATGTTTATTCGTTCTGGAGATGCTGCTGCCCAGCTAGGAAGAATTTTTAGTAATACTTTTGATGGTCTTTCTGTATTGTTTAAAGCTTCTATAGGACCTGGAAGCGGAGGGCAGTTTCTTTTAGATTGGATAGAACGAGCTACTGAAAGTTTCAAAAATATTGGGGGTGACCCAGAGGCTAAGGGAGGTATAGCATATTTCTTTAAACAGTCATCTATAGCTGCCGCTGCAACTTTAGGTTTGCTTGGAGATTTGTTGGGGATTGTTGGGAAACTGGGGGCAGACCCAAATACTACATTATTTATAGAAAAACTTAGAGAAGCTATACCTGCAATTGAAAATATAATAATGAATTTCAATAGCGCGGGTCCGGTACTAGGAGATTTAGTTGTAAAAACTGTAGCTATTATGGAAGCATTTAGCGATCAACAAGCACTACAATCTTTTTTTTCCGCACTAAATACTATGGCAGACGCTCTTGTTAAAGTTTTTCAGAGTGACGTTTTTAAAGCAATATTTGCTATTGTTGGTCCTTTGTTTGCTGTAGCTGCTGCAATAAGACTAGTCACAAAATTGTTTATCTTTTTTGGAAAAGCTCTAGCAGGAATTGCTATAAATACAATTACATTGGCACTGAAAGCTTTAGGACTTTCTTTTGATGTTGTTGCATTTAAAGCTACGGTAGCTACTGGTGCAGTAGGAAAACTTAGGGCTGCTATGATGGCTTTTAGTTTATCTAATCCTTATATGGTTGCATTTACGGCTTTAGCTGCTGCTGTAGTATTTTTTTATATGCGAATAAATGAGGCTAATGAAAGAACTAAAACGTTTAAAGAGACTTTAGATTCAGTCACAGGAGCTGTCACTGCTGCAACTAGAGAATTAGTTGCTATGAATCTTGCTGAGGCTCTCCCGGACGAGGGAGATCTTAGAAACCTAGTTGAAGCAACCGGATTTTCTATGACAGAAATAACTAAGTTGGTGTCCGAGGGAGGTCAGGCTTATGAAGATCTGCAAGCTTCTTTATTGGCTACTAAAACGAGTCTTGGTGATCAAATACATGTTCTTTCTCTGGTAGGCGCAGGTAGTCAAGAGCATCAAAAACAAATACATGCAGAAATTAACGCTCTCGGCGATAAACGTCGAGTAATAAGGGCTGCTCAACTATCTCTTATGGATTCAAATAATGCAACTAGAGACGCAGTTGACCAAAGTAAAGCTGCAGCAGAAGCTACAAAACTTTTAATGGAAAGTCAAGGGGATCTTGCCCTCAGTGTTAAAGAGTTAACAGATCTTTATAACATTAATATAGACACCCTTACAGAACAAGAACAAGCATACTACAGCAATGAACTTGCTCAAGAGCGACTAACGGGTCAGACTAAGGCTCTTGAAAGTGCTTTTGGGTTTCTTGACGATGCAATGAACGCAGTCAGAGCTAATGACAAACTTAAAAAATGGTATAAAGATCTAGATAAAACAATTGAAATTAACGGCACAAGCGTTAAAAATAATAAAGATCTTATTATGACAGGTCTTACCGATATAGCAGCTAAGGTACAAACTGTGGGGGGAAGTCCTGAAGAACAGGCAGTCGCTTGGGGAATCGGAATTCAAAAATTCCGTACAAAACTTGTAGATGCGGGTCTTAACGATGAAGATCTTGACAAATTTTTAGGTAAATTCAAAGCAACTCCTGAGGAAGCTGCAGGAGTATTTGATGAAGTTGTAAACGCTGGCCAAGACGCAGTAGATAATATGAAAGAACTTGGTAGAGATTCCGGAGACGGGTTTGTTGCAGGACTTAGAGAACGATACAACCAAGCTAAAATGGCTGGAAGGTATTTAGGTAAAGGCGCTGAGCTTGGCGTAGCAGAAGTTTTAGGCATTGAGTCTCCCTCAAAAGAAATGGCTAAGCTAGGTAGATGGACTGCTGAAGGTTTTGCTAATGGTATTACAGATCGTGGACAAAAAGTTGTAGACAGTTTTACAAAAATTATCGACAAATTAACTGAAAATGGCAGTAAAAAATTACTTCAATTGGGCGATAGAATAAAGGGAATAATAGATATTTTTGTTGGTGATCTTCAAATGATAGGGGACACTGCTAAAAACTTTAAAGAAACTCTTACAGAAGCTTTAGAACCTCCCAAAATTAATATAAAAGATATTACAGACCCTGTAAGGTATGTTGCGCTGGCTCTTGCCGAAGCCTCAGCAAAGGCTGAAAAATTTAATCAAGATTTAGCAGGAGGAGTTGGGGGAGACAAAAAAAGATCTAGGCTTATAGCTGATCTTGAAAATATATCTGTAACTCTGCAAGAAGATTTAGTGACTGCTCTGCAAGCAGCAGAAGCGCAGCTTCAAGAGTTACAAGATGGAGCAGCATCTTTTGCTACATCTATAAAATCGGCTCTAATGGGCGGTGTAGATATTGAAAGTGCTTCTAATAGAGCTAAGGAAGAAGGTAAAACTTTACAGCAAGTATTAGATGAACAGCTTAATAAAACAAGAACTTTTGCAGCAAAAGTAAATGAACTCATTGATGCCGGGTACTCCCAAGATACTGTGTCTTCTGTTATTGCTAGAGGCGTTGAGGGTGGAACTCAGCTTGCTCAAGCGTTGCTTGATGCAGGGACATCAGTCCTTGAAACTGATAAGAGTATGCAAGGAGAGCTAGACAAGTTAGCAGCTGACTTAGCTGCAAAGGGATACACTGCTTTCTTTAGTACAGGTATTGAAAATGCTAAAGGAATATTGGATGGTGTTAGAACTGACATAGCTGCAGCTATGGGACCAGGCAGCACAGTAATGACTACTATGAATACTTTTGCAAAAGCATTAGGACGAGATGTAAACATAAAGATAAAACTTAATAGGAAAAAATTTGATGTAGTAATTGATGTTAAAAGATTTATAAGAGATGTAAATTTTTCTGGATCAGAAGTAGAGGCAGCTGGAGCTACTGGAGGTATTGTAAATAGACCTACAATTGCTCTTATTGGTGAAGCTGGCCCAGAAGCTATCGTTCCTCTCAACAAAACTCCAGGTAACGGACCACTACCCCCCGGTTTTGGTGGTGGTGTGACAGTTAATGTATACCCATCTCCAGGTATGAATGAGACAGAGATTGCTGACATGGTTTCCCGTAAACTTGCATTTGAAATGCGAAGAGGAGGTGTGTAATGACACTTACACCAGAAGAGATTCAATATCAAAATAAAGAATTTACTGTAACTAGAAAGTCTCTAAAGGCACTCCCAGAGCCACACCTAACTGGTATGAAGCTTGAAGGAAATATAATTCTAGGTGATTTTATATTTAACACTATAGATTTTAACGGTATTACATGGGTTATTACAGACATAGAAAATTGGTGGGACAATCCTACTGCCGAAGTAAATGATATTCCTAGAGGATATGGTGATGGATCATACGATGTTCAAGGTAGATACGCCTCTAGATCTTTAACTATTCAAGGGTCTATTTTAGTACCAGAACCTTCTATGTTAGAAGCCGCTAGAGATAGGTTAGTAGAAGCTTCTAATCTTGTTTATAGGGGTGCTTGGCTAAAAACAGGATCAGGACCAGTAAGAGCTTCGTGGGTTCGTCTTGTAGGTAAAGTAGAGATAAAAACAGTGTCTGCAAGAGGTAGAGCCGATTTTTCTATACCTCTTAGAGCTCCTGACCCTATAAAGTACGAATGGAATGAAGCTGACCCAGAAGGGTACTTTGTTGAAGAAATTTCAGGAAGAGATGTAAATTCTTCTGGAAGCGGATCAGGAACTGTTTTAAATGTTGGTAACTACTCTGTACCTGTTCTTTTAGAAGTTGTTGGCCCCCTTGTTGGACCAGCTTCAATTTTTAATACTAAAACTAATGAATTAGTTATAATCACAACTAGTTTAAAGGGAACTACTTCTACTAGAGTAGAAAATAAACAGCTTACATTTGATGATAACTCTTTTACAGACATCGCTCAGCTCACTACAAAAACTCCTCATAATCTTATTATTGGAGATCAAATATTTATTTCTGGAGTAGATGAGAATTTTAATGGAGACTATGTTATAGAAACTATACCTACTGACACGACACTTACCTATAAAAAAATCCCACTAAGCTCAAAAATATATGAAATAACTTATAAAGAATTATCTTCTAGTTTAGCTATACTTGAAACCGTTGAAGATAATGACTTATCTATTGGAGATTCTATTTCTGTATTTGACGTAGACACTCTATTTAACGGCACGTACACTATAACTAGCAAACCTACTAGTAAAAAAGTTTCATATGCTAAAACTAGAGTTCCCGCTCAAGTTATAACAGGCGCAACTTTAGTCTCTAATATAGCTACAATAACTACAAGTGCTGCTCATCAGTTTGTCGTGGGAGACACAGTCACTGTTCAAAATGTAAATATAAATTACAATGGAACTTACTCAGTACTTGGAATATTAAATGCAAATCAATTTTCTTACTCTGCAACTAGAACAAATGCTAAGTCTATTGTTCAAATATCTATGGAAATACTTCCTGGAAGCCCTGGTAGAAGTCTTGTAAATGTGGTGACAGATTCTCCACATGGATACGTAGTTAGTGAAAGAGTTCAGATAGATAACATAGACTCTATATACAACGGGCTATATACAATAAATTCTATAGTTTCTCCAACAGTGTTTACTTATATAAAAAGTAGATCAACTCAAAAAAACGCAGCAATAAAATATAGATTTTCTAACTCTGCAGCTATAACAACTTCTGAAGCAAATGGAGTTATATTAGGAGAAAAAGTTTCTATTTTTGATGTTGACTCCAGCTTTAATGGAACATTTACAACTACAGGTACACCAAGTAATGTTACATTTACTTACGCCAACTCTGGGTCTGATATCGACAGTACGCAAATTATTGCTGGAAATATGCATATTCAATCTAGAAAAATAGGTTCAAGATCTCTTCAAGGGAATATAATTACAATCAATACAAAAAATCCTCATGGTGCTTTTGTTGGAGAGTCAGTGTCTATTTCTGATATGGATAATCCTGTATTTAATGGAACATATACAATTACAAGCACTCCAGGAACTAATACTCTAACTTACAGTAAACAATCTGTAAATATAGCATTTTTAGAATTAGCTGATGCAGTGAATGCTTTTGCTGAGTTTAACTCAACTATACCTGCTAAAAATACTGAAGGGTTGTCTACAGTCTCAGGGTCACTACCGTTTACTGCTATTTCTGGTACAGCATCTGTCGCTGATAATTTCCCTAGAACAATCTCTTCTGGAGTTATTGTAAAAAAAGTTGAAATTCCTTTTACTCCTGGTGTTCTTGAGGGGGTTGTTGGAAGAGACGCTGATATTTTGGAGATAGAGACTCAAGATAGAGAAGTAGCATTTAATGGCGATACAGTTGGAGCAAGAGGTAGTATAGATGTTTTAGCTGATTTTATTCAACTAGCTCCAGGAGAGAATGAAATTACATTTGAGGATAACGGAACTTTGGAAAGTAAGGCTCTTTTAAAAGTGTATTACAGACCTGGCTGGTTGAGTTAGAATATACATAAAACAATAGATGATAAGGACATATTTACATGGCAATGTATGAGCAGTCTGTTGTATACAGGTACTTTCTTACAGATCTTATGACAAATGAAGTAATTTCAGAGGTTCCCTTTAAAAGTGTTTCTTTCGAGAGAGCTAATAGAAGAGCAGGATCTTTTTCAGGAACAATTGCATTTATTCCTGAAACTAAAGGGTTAGATTTATATGAAGCTACGATGCCTGGTAGGTCAGGTCTATATATTGTAAGAAACAATGTTGTAATTTGGGGGGGAATAATTTGGTCTAGATCGTACCAAGTATCTGATAAATCTTTATCTGTAAATGGAGCAGAATTTATTAGCTACTTCTATCATAGAAATATTTGGCAAACTCTTATTTACGGTTCTGAATATATTGGACTTGTCTCGTATTCTGTTTCTAATGGGTTTGCTACTATTAATACAGAAGAGCCTCATGGATTTTCTGTTGGAGATAGAGTAGGTATTACCTACACTAATCCCGCCGTAGATGGTCCGCACACAGTGTCTTCTGTGCCTTCAGCTACTTCTTTTACTTCCTCATCCACTGCAGCAAATATTCCTGTTACGCAGAATAATGCAGGAGCTTGTAGACTTTTAGTGGATACTTATGATTTTTGTAGAGATATTGTTCAACAAGTGTCTTCAGATCTTTCTGGTTTAAACTTTGTAAATGAAGAAATTAAACCAGCAAAAGAACTTCAAAGTTCTGTAATATTTAAAGAAAGAAATAATGGAATAGTCACACTGAGAACTTCTAGACCTCATGATGCTATTTTAGGACAAGAAATAGAAGTTTTAGAGGTGGGATCAGGGCTTGATGGGCTGTATGTAATTGACAGCGTCCCAGACGCTAACACAATTACATACATATTGTTGGGTCCTAACGTAGCTAGATCATCTCTATCTGGGATTAGAATCTTAAACGTTGCAAGAAAATCTCTTACAGGAAATATATTTCCAAACCCAAGTACGGCTACAATAACAACAGACGTTCCTCATGATGCATCTCCTGGTCAAGTTGTCTACTTAGATCAAGTAGATGGCTTTTTTACTGGAGAGCTTGATGCTATTTTTAACGGAAGATTTACAATAAATACAGTTTTAAATTCTAATCAATTTACATATTTAACAGGTGGAATTCTTCCCGTAGGAGACTCTCCTGCAAACGGAGGGACTGCAGCTTTTGGCAGTAGATTTGTTTATGGAGACTACGGAAGCTATACAAATAACTCAGACTTAGGTATAGAATTTAGCACTAACGAAAAAAGTGGACTGTACCAAGATACGCAATTTATTAGAGGTTTTGAAGGCAGAACTGCAGGAGAAATACTTGAACAGTATTCTACAAATATTGATGGCTTTGAATATAGAATAGATTGCGGATACGATTTTGATACAGCATCTTTTACTAGAACATTTGTTATAACAAGTTCTGAACCTGCAGAAGCTCCTCCTGAAGGAGGAATCTACCCTGTAACCTCATTAGGTGCTCATTTATTAGTTTTTGAGTATCCCGGTAACATATCTACGTTCTCTGTTCAAGAATCTGCAGAAGAATCAGCTACTAGATTTTTTGTTCAAGGAAATATCCCTGATTTAGGGACAGAAGCAAGCAAACCATACGCAGCGGCGGCGGCAAAAGATCTTCTCTCTAATAAAAATGGTAGAGACTGGCCTCTTCTAGATCAACTTGAAATTCTTAACGATGTTTCCGATGAATTTGCTTTGTACAATTATGCTACAGACTATCTTTACGAATCTAGACCACCAATTGGAGAGTTTAAACTTACAGTGAACGGGACTATTGATCCTGTAGTTGGGTCGTATTTTCCAGGAGATTGGTGCTCTGTATTAATTAATGATGAGTTTGTTAGAAGTAGACTTGCAAATGATCAAGAGCCTAGAGATGACATTATTGTGAGAAGAATCGAAAGATACAAAGTTTCTGTTCCAGACACTCCTAATTTTCCTGAAGTTGTAGATCTAACTTTAATTCCTGACTGGAAAGTAGATATAGCTAATGGCAACTAGAAGAAGAGCCAAAAGAGAAAGTCTTACTGGAAATTTAACAGATTTACAGAGAAGAATGAGGTATGTCGAGTCTCAACCAATTAAATACAAACTTGCCTCTCAGGTACTGCAAAGATTAAATTTTCAACCAAAGGTTGTGTCTACAGATCAACTTGCAGATAATGGTGTAAAAAATGAAATTATTGATGATGATGCAATTACTAATAGAAATATTTCGTCAAACTCTGTGACAAACGATAGTCTAGCTACAGACTCTGTAGCAAATAGTAATCTTACCAACGATTCTGTTGCTACAAATAATATACAAGATCTAGCAGTTACAACTGAAAAAATTGCAAATGGAGCAGTTACAACTGAAAAAATTGCAAATGGAGCAGTTACAACTGAAAAAATTAGTAATGAAGCAGTAGTAAATTCAAAAATTGGAAGTGGAGCTGTCACAACGTCAAAAATTCTTGACGGTCAAATTACAACACCAAAACTTGCTTTTGCAGCAGTGACCACAGAAAAAATTGGTGCAGGTCAAGTTAGTACAGATAATATAGGTCAAGGACAAGTTCGAGCAAATAATATAGATACGTCAGCCGTAACTAACGCAAAGTTAGCGCCAGGAGCTGCAAGTAGGTCTAAGATTTCTCTCAATGCTGTGGGAGAAAATGAACTAGATAATGGCTCTGTAAGCACCTCAAAAATACAAAACGGAGCCGTAACGACATCAAAAATAGCAAATGGATCAGTCTCCACCGGAAAACTAAGTTTTACCCCTGTTCAAACAGTTTCAGCGGGCATAGGGCTTAGTGGGGGAGGATCTGGTAGTTCTCTTAGTTTAAGTGTAAACTTTAATTCAGTTGCCAGCTCAGGTCATACTCACAGTAACTATGCTCCAGCAGGTAGCTATGCTACCGCAGGTCACGGCCACAGTCAATATGCCTCTGTAGGACATACGCACGGTAGTTCCAGCAAGTATCTGAAAGAAGAAATAGAACCATACGAAATATCTTTAAAGACTCTGGATAATATATCTTTAAAAAGGTTTAAGTTTAAAGAAGCGTATAAGCACCTTAGTAATCCTAGCGAGTGGCAGTATGGATTTATTGCAGAAGAACTACACGAAGCAGGTCTAACAGAGTTTGTTCTTTACGATGAGAATAATGCTCCTTCAGGAGTACCGTATATTCAACTTAGCGCGGTTGCTCTGTCCATGATTAAACAGCAGCAAAAACAGATAGACTCTCTTAGAGAAGAGATAGAGAAACTAAAAACAGGAGATTTAGATAATGAATTATAAAGCAATATGGAGCACAGGAGAGCTACCTCAGCTATTAAAAATCTCTGAAACTTCTACCGGAGTAGCCATGATGATCCCTGTTCCTCAGGCAGAAAAAACCGCTGATGCAACAGTACCTACAGAAGAAATACAAGATCATCTAGACAACTTAATATCCTTTATTAAAGATAAAGTAGCCACTACTGCTTTAGTAGACCCAAATAGTGGGTCCCCAGAAGGTTGGCCTCTTCTAGGATGGGGTGCTGTTCAGGATGCAATATCTCAGTTAGTAGAATGGTGGGCTATTCTTACTTTAATATCTGTAAAAAATAAAATTAAAAAAGAAGAGGAAGACGCTAAGCTTCTAGAAGAAGACGATAATTTGACAGACGTACATAACGACAATGGAGACAGTAATGTATGAGGTAAAAGATGGATCACGAACACTAAAGTTTAGCGGGAAAATGCTCGGCCACTCCTCTTCATGGAGAAAAGGATCTACTCGATGGATTGAGTTTTCTCTTTATATTACAGAGAACGGTTCATATGTTCTTTCTCGAGTTGGAGTTTCTTTGGTATACCACTGCGCCTCATGCCCGCTCGTCGAAAGATATAAATTAATTGAAGGTTCAACTGAATTACTTAGTGAGGATGCTATTCCTTGTCAAGAGTGCAAGCCTTCTATGGAGCTCCCTATAATCTTTCCTGAAAAGTATAGAAACTGGGCTCAGGTGTCGGAAGATCCGTCTGCTGTCTTAGAGGCTTTATATAAGTACGACAATGGCGGTGCTCGATATTTGACAAATGTTGCTCAAAGGCTGTTAGAAGAAGCTTCTAATATTGATTCAAAAGTAGAAATGGTATATCGTGTTGAAATGATTCCATAGATTTGCTACGATGAAACACTAATGACGATTGGATAAAAATGACTAATGGACTCTCGGATGTTCAATTACATTTGGTAGACAACTCCCAAAAAGCAGCAGAATTTATTGATTGGCTAAGCGAACGCCGACCACACAACGCTGTCGGACTTGATATAGAGACTGGGGAACTTGAGGGCAATCCTAAAATGGACGCTCTGTCCCCTTGGCACGGAGACATTCGTCTAGTTCAGATAGGCGACGGTATGCAAGGCTGGGCCATCCCTTGGGATACTTGGTCTGGTGTGTTTTACGAAGCAATGACTAAATTTGATGGTCCTATTGTTTGTCATAATATTGCTTTTGAGGCCCGATGGTTTGCTATCAAATCCCAATGGGATATACCGTGGCATAGAGCGCATGACACAATGATTATGGCTCACCTTATTGATCCTCTCGGCTCAGGTGCACTCAAAAGATTGGCGAGTCAATACGTAGATGCGCATAGCGCAAACTTGCAAGACACATTAAGTTCTTCACTTGCTAAAAACGGTTGGACATGGGGAACCGTTCCTGTCAACTTTGAACCATATTGGGCTTATGGCGCGCTAGACCCTGTTATTACCATGCGAGTGTGGGAACAGTTCTACGAGAAATGCGGTCCCGGTCAGCCATACTACATGCCCTATGAGATTGAAATGCAGACAAGAAAAATTGTCACTCGCATGGAGATTAATGGTGCTCGCGTAGACTTAGAGTACTCGCAGAAGAAACATGATGAACTTATTGATTACACAGAAAAAGCTAAACTGTGGGCTTTTAACAAGTACGATATAAAAATATCTAGTAACGCGCAACTGACTCGTCTTATTGACAGTCTTGGCGGGATTATTACCGAATTTACTCCTTTAGGTCAGAAATCTGCCAACGCAGATCAGATGAAAAAATTGGTTATTGAAGGTAACCAAGAGGTACGAGAGTTAGCAGAAGTAGTACTTGCTCAACGCAAGGCTGACAAACTTGCATCGACGTATTTTCAAAACTTTATTGACAAAGAGGTTAACGGTCTTCTCCACCCGTCCGTAAGGACTCTTGGCGCGAGGACTGGAAGGATGTCCATTACTGATCCGGCCCTTCAAACTCTTCCTGCAGGAGAGGCAACCGTTCGTAGAGCATTTATTCCTAGGGACGAAGACCACGTTATTATTGCCTCTGACCTTGACCAAGTAGAGTTTCGATTAACCGCGTCTATGAGTCAAGACGATCAACTTATTAGATTGTTCCATGAAGCTGATGCTACAGGTGGTGATGCTTTTACATCTATTTTGAGGGACCTCTATCAAGACCCAACGGCGCAAAAAAGTGACCCTCGTAGACAGTTAGTCAAAGGTGTAATCTACGGCAAGCTCTACGGAGCAGGTGTAGCAAAAATGGCAGTCACAGCAGGAGTACCTGAGGAGCAAATGAAGTCCGTGGTAGACGCATTTGATCGTTCGTACCCCGGAGTGAAAAGACTTCAACA